CAGTTTCAGTATATGCCCAAGCTCAAGCAAAGAATGAAGTGGGATGCTATCGGCTACCGCTATCAACTGCAGCGAAACTTCATCATGTCAGAGCTTTTCTTTGATATGAAACACGGTCTTATCCTTTTTCCGCGCTGGAAGGACTTTGAGCCGTTTGCAAAGGATATTCTTGGCATTTACGCCGAGTACAACGAATATCGCCGCGAGATAAAATATGATCATAGACCCTCCGACCCCGACGATTATTTCCATTCGATGAACTATGCGAAACTCATGTCCGATATCATGACAGGAAAAAGCCGCCGCTATACCCTCGACGCCGTGGCGCTCGACGGGCCGCAGGCTTAGTTCTTCAGGTCCTCCTCGATAGGGTTTGTGAGCGCCGATAAAATTTCAAGCTGCTGGGAGAGCTCCTTTACGAGGGCCTCCTTTTCCTTCGGCATGTTGAGGGCAACAATTGCCGAGACAATGAGGTCGTGGACGTAAAGGTTTCGGATGATGCTGAGATGCGCATCGGGATCCGGATCGAGGCGCATCTGAAAAAGACAGACGTCAAAGTTTTCAAGAAGCTGTTTGACGAACTGAGGCACCTCATAACCAAACGGAACCGGCAGATCGTCGTGGTAACTCATGATTTTTTCCTTGAAAGATAGGGCGTATTGCTACGCCCCCAAGGTGTAGGGAAGGATTTACCTTTATTTCATTTTAGATGACCCGTTTTGCCGCAGCAAGTTTCCGGCTGATTCCCACCGAAAAACCTGATAGGCATTATTTTCAAGTGTCTAAAAATCCAAAAATTCGGAGGCCACCATGCGCACGTTGGCGGATATTGCGCCTCAGCAATACTACCGGCATCACCAGGGCGAATATTACTGCGTCCGCGCGATTGCCCGGAGCGCCGAGAGCGGCGAGCCTATCGTCGTTTACAGTAAGGCCATTTACCCGGAAGCGGTCTGGTATCACACCCCCGAGCAATTCCTGAAAGTCCTCCCGGACGGGAGGGAAAGATTTGCCCTCTGCGATGTGCTCGATGTCCTCAAGGACGTTGACCCGCGGGTTCTGGAGAAGATTTACTTTGTAAGTGCCAATGAGCTTGGCGAGAAAGGGAGACGGTGATGGGCATGTACTTTGTTTGCAAAAAGTTTGCTGCCGACGGCAAGACCTTCTATGGGGATATGATTCCTGTAGAGGACACGCTTCACTCGATTGATGACCTTGAAAGGGCGCAGCGCCTTGCTCTCAAAAAGTATCTCGACTCGGGCGGCAAGGACGAGTTTTTTGTCGTCGAAGGTCAGGTCGTCTTCAAACCCGCAATCATGAACGCCGTCGGAGGAAAACCTGTTGAACCAGAATCCCTCTCCTCAATCACGACAAGGAACAACCCAGCTCGGGGAGTCGATGGCGCCTCTCGCTCTAAGTGAGCTCACGAGCCTCATCAACCGGGTTGAGGATAAGGCGCTCCGTATGAGCTTTCTCAAGTGGGCCTCGCGGCACATCGAGTCAGTTCACATAAAGATTCAGGCGCCGATCGAAAACGGGATCCTGCCCGTGCTGGAGGCCTGGGACGAGCGGGTCATCAAGGAGAATATCCTCAAGACTCTCTACGAAAAAATCGGCGTCGTCGAAACCAAATCGGAAGACGGAAGTCACCTTCAGCAGAGACTTGGCGTTGTAATTATCAAGGACTGACATGACAGACGAGAAAAAACCAAATCCCGCAATCATCCGGCCTATCCCGGGCCGATGCGGTCTTCACGGCAAGGTCCTCGACGTTCCGGTGAAACCGGAGAACTACAACCATCACGTCTGGATCTGCATCGTCTGCGTGACGAAGGATTTTTATAACGAAGACATCACGGGAAAGATCCGAAAAGACTGGCCCACGGAATTTAGGCAGGGAACGGAGGCACTCGCCGAGTTCCTGAAAAAGGAGAAGGGTGGCGTCAAAAGAAAAGGAGCCACTGGCGCATAATGCCAGCGCATCCTGACCTCTAACCATAACCACGTTTTCTTCAAAACGCTCTTGGGCGCGGCCTTGAGGGCATAGCAAAGAGGATCCAAATGCAAAGAGACGCAGCCAACGAGAAGGAAGATCTCAAAAAAGAGTGGCAGATGATCGCGGGTGCTCTGCCGGGCATCAGCCTCACCCCAAGAACGCTCGTCTATATGGCGATCGGTTGGGCTCTCGTCGCCCTCTTTTTTGTTTGGATGCCCATCGTCTTTGCCTATGCTTTCGCCCTCGGCTTGTGGCATCTTGGGCGTTTGTTTATGGGTGCAGCACTCAGGGCGGCCGAGATTATCCAGGGCCCGCTGCAAAAGCCCACGGAAAAAGGAACAGCTGACCATGGAGAGTCTCAAACTCCCTAGATCCATAGATCACGTCTTCAAACGATTCCGGGGCCGTTCTCCTTTGCAGGGGAGCGGCTTTTTTTATGCATGAAAGGAAAGCGCATGACAGAACATCAGTCGAATGACCAGGTCAAAGAACAGAGCGTCAACGCCATAAAGGAGATATTGCAGGACGCCATCGACGACAAGCTCGATGCCATCGCAGTCACCGGGATCATGAAGGACGGCAGCACGCGTTTTGCCACAAGCATCGGAACGTGTAGCAAGCTCCACGTTTTGGGCGCCATTGAGATCCTGAAGTCGCAGCTCGCCGCCAGAATCAAGCTGGGGAGCCCTGACGATGCCGATGCATGAAATTCTTATCGACGACGAAGCCCTCCGCCTTCTTTTGCTCGCCAAGGACGATGCCGGCCTTGGGACGTTCAGCGAGGTCATCCGCTACCTTTATAGGCCGAGGCCGAAAAAGACCGAGCCCGATCCCGAAAAGGAGCGGATTGTGGTGGCCGAGCCCCTCTTCGGAAAAGGCCACCAGCATTCGGCCTGGGGCGCCGACTGCCCGGTCTGCAAAAACTATTTTTTCGAGGACTGCGATACCATGCCCCTTCCCATCGAGGAACGGCCCTCCCGCTGTGACAGCTGCGAGCAGAAAATCCGGCTTATCTATCCGTGGGAGCTGGAGGCGGGCATGCGAATCGGCTGAAAATTCTGGGAATAAGCTTTTTGGTGGAGTTTTTAGCGGACAGACACAAGGGGAAATCCGCGAAATGAATGGAAATAACGGAGAGAAGGTCATGCGAGCATACGAAATGGACCGCTACCTGAGGGACAGGGGGTTCACATTTGAACGTGAAGGCGGAAAGCACAGGATATACCGCTACGGGAACAGGACTGTTTCGATTCCACGGGGAAAGAGCTTCAAGCACGGCACTGTTGCCATCGTCGAGAGATTTCTAAAGCAGATCGGCTCAAGTCAGTCGGGATCAGCCTCCGAGGCGATAAGCCTTCCTGCGGTGGGCGATGACCTCATGGTACCCGAATCCGCGTGCGAGCCTGCAGTCGTGGATGAGAATACCACGACTCTGCCGCCAGGGCTTTATGAGGTTTTCAAGGACTTTGTCCATTTTTGTGAAATCAATTCAGACAAGGCGGGCGAGTACGAGATCCGGGACATCCTTATGCACAACGGACACCAGCTGCCCGACTGGAACTCCCTTCTTCACATGGCGCAGAGAAACGAGGACGTCTCGGTGATCTTCGATCTTCAGGACGCCCTGGAACTCATGAAGATCAAAAGCATTCAGCTTCAGACGATCTATAACGAGCTCGACCGCAAGACCGCCCCCGCAAACCCCGAGCCCTCGCGCGGAGAGAAACCGGGCGATACCCAGGCGGCACGTTTTGTGATTCGGACGCCCGAGCGAAGCCATCAGCCGAACGCCGAAAGGCCGAAGCCTGTGAGCACCGTCCCGCCCGCTGCGGCCCTGGCCGATGTGTCGAGGCCCGGCGCGACCTACCAGCTTCAGTCGCAGGAGATAAGGTATGCCCGGAGCCTCTCGCCAAAACAGCAGGCCTATCTTGAGATTATCCAGATCCTTGGGCGGCTCGATGCCGATGACGGCAGAGCAATCCTTCAACATGCCAACGGCTTTTTGGAAATGGGGTGAGCAGTGGAGGAACACAAGTTTTCTCATATGGCGTTGTTCGACGGAAGCGCAATTGCTGATCTTGCGCTGCGCTCAATGCTTGGGGCGGCGGGGCTTTCCAAGGATAAGATTGATGAGCTGGCGGCGAGCTTTCATACCAGCGAGGCCGCACGGATCAAGATAGTGGAGATCATGGCGTCTTCCGATGTGCGCTCCGATAAATTCGCCCGAACTCTCGGCGGTTACCTCAGGGCGAGTTGCACGCAGTTTTTGCTATTCGCAGGGTTCTCGGAAGAGGCCGTGAAAACAAACGTCAACTATATTCTTGGGGCAGCAAAGCAGCCTCACCAAATGATGAGATTCGGTTCCATGGATGATCCGGATGCGTAACCTACTCCTGGAGAAAGTGTGATGAAAGAGAAAAAGACCGAGGTTGAACACGGGATGCTGCTCGACGGCAAGTCGGTTATGGATGATGCGCTGCCCGAGCTTCAGGACCTGAGAAAGCTGGTTCCGGAAAAACTTCACGAAGATCTTGATGAAGTTTTGGAACGCTTTCAGGAAACCCTCGCAGGCTGTGATGTTCAGGAAAGATACGAGGAGAAGCCGCGTGGACGTCCCTGAATTGACAAAAGACGCGCTTTTGGATTTGAAGCGGCGCGGTGAAGCCACCATGAAAAAGTGGAGCCAGCCGCCGACAGCATGGCTCGCGGATCCCACCTGGGACGTGACCTACTGTGTTGAAAACTTCGTTCGTATGGCGGCTATCAGCCGCAAGGATCGCGCGGACTTCGGGCTCGGGAGTTTTCTCGAAGCCGCCCCCGATTTCATCGCGGTCTTCGGTGCGGTTCACCAAGTCGATATTGTCCAGTACCCCATGCGCGGGCCAACGATCATCCTGCAATTCAACGATTTTTTGAAAACCCCTTTTTTCCCGCGCGACGTCCGGGATGGAGAGCCTGATGAACGAAGAGGCTGAAGAGACTGAAGTTGCGATGGAAACCCGCCTTAAGCTGGAGACCGTCGAGACGGACGAATACGTGATGACAAAGTATTCAAATAAGCAGATCTACTGCGATCTAACCGAGGTGAGCCTCGCCGCCATGGGTTCAGGAGAAAAGCTTGCTCTCGGCCTTACGGTCCTGGCGGCCTCTGCAAGGGGCAATGGCTCAGCCGTCCATGTGTTTACTTATCCGGGATCGATCTACGCCTACGCTGTGCCGCCCAGGGGGAAGCTCGTTCCGGCTCTCATAGAGAGCGAGAACGAGGCTCTGAGAAAGCTGGGGTGGAGGAAGGCCGAGGCCGATGACGGCTGGTATCTGGCCACCGAGCGGGGTCGGATTGACTATGAACCTGACAAGGAAGGGGAGCCGTGAAACACAAACCTCGTCGCTGGATCGAACGCATGAAGTTAAAGTGCGCCGATACTTTTCATCAAGAGCGGCTTGACGAATTCGGGTTTGAAGCTTACGTCACGCAGGCGCTTTATTGGAAAAGAGCGCCGGACGAAGACGGCTACAGACTGGAGATGGACCGCTCACTTTTTGCTGCAGTGTGCAAGCTGCTTGCACGCGAAGCAAAAGTTTGAATGTCTGCCCGGCGCCAGCTCTGGCTGGCACGGGCTTTTTCTTTGGAGAAGCTATGGAAAAAAGATTTCTGCACGAAGAACTGAGAAGACCGCAAAGTATGCTCTGGCGCATGCAGCGGGCTTTTTGCGATGTCTACAACAGCGCATCGGATTTGGGCGTGAGGGATAATGAAGGTAACGTCCTTCTGCAATATGACAGGGAAAGAGTGGAGCGAATCTTTCGAGCGCACAAGGTCGATGCGCCCGCGGACGCGATATGGAACATGGTCAAAGTGTTTTCTTCAGACCCCACGATGACCTACCTTGCCAACATCTCGAACTTTTTGCTTGAAGGCGACGTTCAGAGCTACGTCTTCACAAAAGAGTTTTGGCCGGTTCTTCGCAAGACCAGCATCAAAAATATTTCCTGGGACGCGCTGCCCGAGTATTTTACAGCAACGATCCGCTGGCCCGAGCCTCTCCGGGACAGCGACGGTGATCAAATCGAACAAATAATGGTGGCCATCCGCCCTAAAGCTGCTCTTGAGGCTGTTCGCAAAACAGAGTTTAAAGCAGAAGACGGCGAAGGCTCACGGGTTCTTGTTGCCTGGTGGCTGTGCCGCACCGGGGCGGGCGGCTATTTTTGCCAGATGATTCCCGATCGTACGGACCGAATCATTCCGGACAACTGGAGCCGGGTGATGAGGAGGAATAGTAGGCTGAGCCCCTGGTACTTTGAGACGGCCGAGGAGTACGACAACGACTCTCATATCGTGGATCTCGTCAAATCTCTCATCTACGTGTCCAGCGGCGACCCTGACCTCAGGTCCGAGCGCAACCCGATCCAGTATAAAGACGGCAAAAGCAGTCAGCCTGTACGTAAGCACAGGGAGTTCAGTGAGGTCGAGTTTCATCGGGTTGGCTGGAACTGGAAAAAGATGATGGAGCGCCGCGCCGCCGAATATTCAGAGGGCAGCTGGCCCGTGGAACCTTTCCCGCGCTACCAGCCTTACGGGCCGCGGGAAAACCCCAAGTACAAATGGATCATCGTCGAGGGCCACGAGAGGTCGCGGCGCACGGAACTGTTGAACCGGAAAGGGGATTCTGAAAGTGCAGCACAGCAGTAACCAAGGCACGGCTCAACTCACTGGAAGATGATCACAATTCCTGTCAGGTTGTCAGAAACCTTGGCAGGAGCCTTTTTCAGATCGGGGGTTTTCCGTCCAATAAACACGTGTTTTTTGATCACAGCAACAAGCCAGAAGGTACCCATATATGGAAAAAGTTAAAGGTCTCTTTGAATCGGCCAAGGATTTCCGCAAAAACGTCATACCGCCGAATGCTTCAGCCGTACAGGTTACGGAGATGGACAAGGCCTTCAAGGCTGGATGGGCCACAGCATTCTCCACTGTGACCGACGTCTGCGATGAATACGAGGAACAGGATGCGTTTAGAATTCTCACCTCGTTCAAAGACGAAATCGAGAAGCATATTCAGGATATGAATGAGGAGGCTATTCGGCGAATGAAGGGGATGTAGAAATAAAAAACAGAAAAACTGCTCTTTTTGATGACGGAAGGGACGTACATGGATCAAAGGCTTTACAGCGTTGTGGATACGAGAGACGGAAATCGGATCATTATGGCAAACCTTTTGGGGCTGCAGTCCTCAACGCTCTGTTTGGAGCTAAACGATCTCGATGGAATGAATGGTCGATATAGAATCGAACCCGCATCCATTGTGGATAACTGGGAGGACTTCTGCGCGCTGGTGGAAGCGCACCACAAGAATCATGTGTATCCGCGCGACTACTACGCGGACGATGAAGAAAGAGCGCGCAGCTAACTTTTTTGATCAAAAAGGAACTAACCAAGGAGACGTGCATGGAATTTAGAGATTTGACGAAAGAAGAGAAAGACTTTCTTAAAACCTACACCGACAAAGTGGTTAACTTGGATGAGTCACGGCGAGCCGTTGAGCTTATCCGGGAGGCTAATATAGAAAGTCTTTTTGATGTCGTCGTATACGGAGAGGGTACAGATATCTGCGCAACGATTGCCAGCTACCTCAACGACAATGCCGATCAGCTGGGCTTTACAGAAAGCTGCGCTGTTGAGAAGATGGCGCGCGTGAAAAGATCACCCTGGGCTCTCAATCAGTTCCGATTTACCCCTGAGGAACAAAAGTGGGTCGTGGAAACGCAGACCAAACTTCTGACGGGCATCATGATATCTTTTCTGCAGCAACCGTAACTATCAGAGCCGGTGGATGCGTCTACCGGCTTTCACAAGGAGCCTTTATGGCAAGAGAAAAACCTGGATTCCTGAGCGTATTGGAGCCTCTTTTCTCGCAGCTGAGACACGGGGACCTTTACGAGATGTCCCCCGAGTTTTACGATGAGCTGGAGGTGTACGCGATGGACCTGGAAGAATCCTCCGCCGAGCATGGTGCCGTGACCGTGCGGCTGGCTGTACCTTACCTTCATTATGTGACTCCGGATAAAACGATAGTGATCGTCAGGGGCGAGGCTGTATGAAGTTTGAAGTCGGTAAAACCTACTACTGCAGATCGCTTTGCGATTACGACTGCATTTACAGGATTACAGTCGCATCCCGCACCGAGAAGACCCTTACGACGAGTGAGGGGAAACGTCTCGGGATAAAGGTGAAAGAAGGCGTTGAGTCTGTGGCACCGAAGGGCCGCTACAGCATGTCACCGACAATTTACGCAAACAAGGAAGACAAGGGGGATCTCAAATGAGTGAAGCGAACGGGAGTCTACGGGAGCTTGCAAAAGCGGACGCCTGCCTACAGGCCATGGCGGACGCGCTGATACCTGTTCTGAGGCAGCACGAGGGTTTTCATATCATGTTGGCCCTCGCCCGGATTGCTGCGAGCAATATCGGAGGTCAAAAAGATCCCAAGGCCGCCATGCGGCATTTTTTTGGTCTGGTGGAGAATCAAGTGGACTACGCTGTGGGCTACTACAGCAGGGTGCCGCCAGTCCGCGGAACCAAGGAACAGCCGGAGAAGGAGCAAGGTCGTGACGAACGAGGAGATTGACACAAGGCTGAAGCTACTGTCGCAAGCGATCCCGCTTCACGCGAAAAAACTTCTGGAGATGAACGAGGGCAAGCGAACGGCGGTTGGCGAGCTTGAGCTCCTGAACATGAATCTTATGGCGATATGGACGATGCTCGGTGAGATAGCCAAAAGGCTTCCGGCAGAGCCCAAGTAACCCGAAAGGAAGTGGGATATGGAAAACGAGGATTTTTTTGAGGACCCGGCATTCAAAGAGAGCGTCCGGCGGAATATCGAAGGGCTCTCCGGATCAAGCGTTTTTACCGCAATTTTCAGTAAAAACTATGAGAAGGACATTCAGGCCATTATGCAGTTTGGTCTGGCGGTTCTCATGAATAAGCCGATTCTTCTGATTGCGCCGCGCGAGATGGAGTCACAAATTTGCGACAACGTGAAAAGACTCGCCCAGGGGATCGAGTTCGTCGACGACTGGAACAACGGCCTTCAGATCACGGCTGCAGCAAAGCGTCTGATGGACAAGGCAAAGAAAATGGGGTTCATGTGAAATGGGGATAAATCCGGAACTGACGCCAGCGCCTGAGCAGTATAATTGCAAGATTTGCCGTGATAAAAAGCTCCTCCGAATGTCGGACGGCGGTGGTGGGAACGGCGTGCAGGTACCCTGCCCTTCCTGTATGAAGGAGGCCGGCGTCGATGCCATCGCAGACGTTGTCACGGCAGCATTGAAAGATGCAACGGAGGACGATCTCCGGGATGTGATCATGGTCGGAAGACGGGCGCAGGATAAGCACCGCTTCGGCGAGAGCCTGCCGGAAGGCTTTCCTCTGAAGGAGCGCTACGACATATCCTGCCCCTACTGCGAGGCGTCCTTTTTCATGAGACCCGGTCTTTCCCTTCAGATGGGGAGAAACTCGGGTCACGGGCGCTGCCTTGGCTGCAAGAAGCATTTTCACATTCAAATTGACGTCAGAGACAACACCGCGAAGACCATCTGCTGGGATGTGCCGGGCGCGTAGAATTCTGACAGAAAGTAAGGGGGCAGGGCTCGTTTCCAGCCCCTTTTCGCATTTTAAACAGACGTTCAACCGGCTACAGGGATTGAAGAATGCAGGACTACGTTTACTTACAAAAGAAATTTCTCGATGACTATATCGACCGCGCGAAGCAGCATTATCTGAACCGGAAGAAGCCTTTTGCGTCAGCGGTCGTTGCTTTTCGTGACAAAAAAGCGTGGGTCATACCGCTGGATTTTACGACCATCCGGGATAAACAGAAGTTTATGCTGCTGCTGGCCGGAGCCTTTGCGGCCAAGGATGTCGAGCGCTTCGGCTTTCTCGTTGACACATGGTGTGTTGCGGTCAAAATCGACAAGACGGAAAGCAAAACCGACGAGGAGCTTCTGGACGAAGCTAAAAAAAAGCGGGCGACTTTTCCAGAGGACTTCTCTGCAGAGGATTTCCCTGAGCGCACCGAATGTATACTTTGGGGCATGTATGGTGAAAGCGGGCTGGAATTCGCGTATGGGCAGGATCACGACTCGCGGACCCATAAGCTGACAAGCAGGGCGCGCAAGTGTACGGATGACGATCGCTTTATTGTCGAGGCGTTCAGAAACCTCATCCCTCTTTCAAAAGAGGCGGATTTTAAGGCGGCGGGTGTCACCAAAAAAGAGCTTTGGGGCTATATGAGTGCCTTTATGGAACACAAAGGTATTCCCGTTACAGAAGTTGACCTGAAAAACTGATGTGGGATTGGAGAACGCTATGACCATGACTGAGGCTTTAAGCCTTGCTATAAAAAAATGGGAGGCCGGGCGCGAAAGCCGGAACCTCACGATGCTCAAAAGGCTGACTCACGTTTCCTATTCGACAATACGAAGGATCGTGCAAAATGAAACGTCCGTCATGCCGGAAACGGCCATGAGGATAGCCGAGCGCATCATGAGCCAGACGGAGCTTCAGGCTTTTGTGCAGACCTATATGCCGACCTTCGCCAGGACGCGCACGGAGGTCTCTGAGCGCACCGAAGACGAAGACATGATGGAGTACCTGGAGAACCGCGACTATGTGCCCGTCCTTCTTCTTGCAAGCCATAGGAGCGGCACGAATGAGGCCGAGGTCCGCGACTTTTTTGGGCGGGAGGCGGCCCGGCGTTTTTCCGAGCTTGTGAGCGCGGGCCATCTGGCACCGGCCAGCGGCGGCAATTTCAGGCTCGACCGCGCGCTCGGCAGCGTGAGTCTTGATACGGCCCGCCAGTGGATCGGGGTCATGGCCTCCATATGTCCATCCCAGAACGACGACGTGGAGCGATCCTCGCTCGCCCATGTGGCCTGGGAAAGCGTGAACTTTGAAACCGCACTCGCTGTCTATCATGCCGCGATCGATTTTGTCCGACACACCATGACGCTCGTCCGTGATGAGCGGAACAAGGGCGATGTGCTGATAATGGTCGGCACGCTCTTTAACGTACTGAAAGGAACGGAGGAGTATCCATGAAAGCTATCATCGCATCGTCTCTTTTGACTCTTTTGCTTTCGTCTGAACTGAAGGCCGGTGGCGCCATAGGAGGGGGGACTGGTCTTATCATCCGTCAGGATTCCCCTATGATATCAAAGGAGCTTTTCCAGGACCTCGTCGTTTCCGGTTGGAACGGTGAGGCTGTCGACTTCAACGGCACTCCCGCCGTGGTCGTAAACGTGAATTTCAAGCAAAAGACCGTCGAGCTTTTGGTTGAAGGTCAAGCCGCTTCTGCCGTCCTGCAGGAGGAGAGCGCTGCGACGGGCAGCGACCAGTAATCCAGCCAAAAAAGGGCGCGTTCTGCGCCCTTCACAAAATCCTTGAGCCATCGCATTTATCACTTTATACCTTTCAGATAACCATCGTGAGAGAGCCATGACAAAACTTGATCCATGCCCTTTTTGTGGCGGTGAAGCCAGCTTTGAAAGACTCGGGACCAACCGGCAGTCGTGTATCATCAATTGCGAAAACTGCGGCTGCAGGCTTGAGACTAACGAGACAGGTGAGTGGTGCGGAGAGCAGTGGAACAGGCGGAAGTACGTGCTGGCGGTCAGCGAGGAGCCTGTCGAACAGCAGCCCAGACCCCCTGAGAGCGCCGCGCCCGAGTCCATGGACGGGCGGGTGTCTGTGCCGGTGGAGGTTGTAAAAAACGTCGAGAAGCTCCACTTCATATCGCTCCTTCTTGTTCTTGTCACGGGAGTGCAGGCAGGCATCTCTGTAGCCCAGCTTCTTGTACGTTTTGGAATCATTGGAGGCGGCGGTTAATGCTCATAACAAGGCTCGTCCAATGGGTGACGCGGGAGATAAAGCTCTACAAACTCAGGCGCGACATGGAGCGGCAGGAGAAAGTCTGGCTTTCCACCATGCTTATCAAAAAGTTTTCGAGCGATGCCGCCCGTGAACGTGCGGGAAGAAGCGTGGCGTCGCAGTTTCTGAAAACTCAGGAAATTTACGACAAGGAGAAAAGCGGCTGTGAGTTTTGAGTACATTCAAAAAACCTACGGCGTCCCGGCAAAGCGTGGCGGCCGGGTACTTTACAAGGGAAAGCCGGGAACCATCGTGTCCACGCAGGGCCCGTATATTCGCATCAGGCTTGACGATCAGGCCCACGTTCTCAACTATCACCCAACCTGGAAAATTGAATACCTTGACGACAAAGGCAGGGTTATCTACAGGGATAAAAGCGAGGAGAGCTCTCTTGCAGCTGACGGATGCTAATGTACGCGAGATCATGAATCACGTCCTCTACAGTGACGAAGAGGTTCCCGACCATAAGCCGCCTCCGGACGCCGTTATCGTCGAAGGGGTTATCCGGAAATTCGGCTTTCACCCTGGTCGTCTTTTGGAGAAGAAAGAGGCGATACGGGAGCTTTTGCGGCAGCTGCCTGACACATTTCATAAGGGTAAAGGTGAAGGTTGGTCGTTTCTCGCCCTCTGTGAAGACAGGGAAGGCAGACAGTGGGGTGAGCATAACAGGTGCGAGGACCTTATGTGCCTTGGTCTTGCGGTCAACATGCTGGAATTCTGTATGAAGCGTGACAGCTGGCATCTGCTTCCTGGCGGAATGCCGTATGTCGTCGTCAATACGGATATCCCCTGAAGAAAGAGAAGACACGGCGGCAGTTTTAAGGCAGGATACCTTTCAGAAAGAATCATCCGGAACCTGGTTCCATATATCGACGAAGCGCAGCGCCCTTTTGGACGATGCGCTTTTTTCGTTTCTCGCCAAAAAACCTGTGCCCTGGGATTAAGAGTCCTGGTATCACATTCTGAATAGCAACGGAGAGGTCATGACAGAAATCAAAGAGACGAGGGTTACCTTCACGTTTAAAGACAATGGCGACGGACGCTACAGGCTGAACCTTGAGGGCGACGAGCCCGACACAGGCCAGACCTATATCCTCTGGGTCAAGTGTATGGAAGTGCTTCTCTCCTCGCAAGACCTCGGAGAGGATAAGGAAAAATTCATCCGCTCTGTCTACGAGAGGGTGATGGCGCCATCTGAAAAAGTGCTAAGTAGCATGGAAAAGGCGCCGCTTCGTATCGTGACCATCTACAGTAACCCGCAGAACGAAAAGGAGTTTGCTGCGGTCGAGTTTCATGCGGGCTCAGGGACCGCTGTGAGGACGGGCTGGGTCGTTTACGGCGAATACGAGGCTGTCATTGCCGCGATGGAGGACACATTTGGGCCCCTGGTGAAAATTCCAAAGGATGAAAGCGACCCGCCGACGGTCGTTGAGAACTGGATATGAAAAAGCCCGGCAGGTAGTTTTCCGGGCCATCAAAAGGATTTTCAGACTTTTATCACGTGCAAGGGCATCATAAAACCACAGGATTTGCTCATGATCAAAGGGAAAATGAGGGATATCGTTATCCTCGGCTTCACTCCAGAAAATCTGAGAGGGTTGAGAGAGATCGGCCCTGTCTATATCTCAAAGGAAGAGCTGGAGATTGACACAGACATTCAGGTCACGGCAAACGGCGAGGCCGTGGCCGTTGATGACCGCAAGTGCATGCTGATCAGCATCAGCGAGGGGGTTTTGCAGGCCTGGAAAAAAGGCGGCTACACAAAAATCGACATGGGCGAGCACTCCGCCTACAATGTTGTTCTTTTCTACGTGGAGTCCGCCAAGCACGGAATTGATCTTATCAACAACACGCTGCGCAAAGAGGCTGTGCCCTCCGATCTTAAGGAAGGCGAGGCCGTATACGAAAGGATGGTCGATGGCAAACGAGTTCAGGAAAGGGGCAAGGCCCCTCCCGGTATATTCAGAAGACCTTAGCTCTGAGGATCTGCGCCCCTGTGCAGCCCCTGTCCGCGGAGCGCTGGTCATACGAAATGGGCACGTCGTTGAGATAAGCCTTGAGGAATATAAGGAGATCGGCGGCACCCTGCAGCTAAACGAACACGGCGTTTTTGGAGAGATCCTTGTGGACAAAAGCCATGCGCACTGAGACGATAACCGGTCTGAAAATCAGATATGACAACGGTATCGAGGCTCTGTTCCGCACCTACGAGTTCCTCGCGGCAAGCCCTCTTCCCAAAGGGCTTTGGATGATCACGGTCCGCGAACGCTTCTTTGTCTTTTTTGCCGGCAAGCCCCAGACCTTCTGCGGGCACAACAGCTGGTGGAGAAACGACGCGGGAGAGTGCCCACCGATCCACCTCGGCCTTTACCTCTGCCAGTGCTGGATTGCGGTCAAGGAGCTGCGAGCCGCTAGCGCTCAACACACCATCCATGAAAACCCGCTTCAAAAGTGAGAGCCATGTTTTCACCGCCTCTTGTCAAAACGGTATTTGAGCATTTTCGGGCCGTCTGCCCGGAATGTTTTACCATTCTCCAGGAGTGCCCGTGCGGGCGTCCGGGAGATTCCAAAAAAACCTTCTGGAACCTATGTGAGATGTGTATGAAACGAGAACACGATGCCGCGAAGGACGCGGAACTCATCCCCGAAGGGACGCTTCTCGATGCGAGGCAGGTCTACCGGAAGATCATGCCTGTCCTGAACTTCCCGAAAGAGTTTATTCCGGTGCGCCTGCACCCAGGCTATGACCAGTGGAAAGAAAAACTCGTTCGGGATATCTTTTCGTCCACAGCACCAAAACCTAAAGGAGCGCATGATGAGCGAAGCGTCGATACCGGAAATAAGGCTGCCGACCGAGGAGGAGAGAGCGGAGCATCGCCGCAGGCACCTTCAGAACATCAAAGAGAATAAGACCTGCCAGAGCTATTGGTTTCCGCTTTTGCCGGCGGACATTCCGGTGCCCCCGACTGCGCTGGTGGAGTTTCCCTACGAGCTTCAGCTCGCAATTCTAAGCGTTGCTGAAAACGAAAAGCTCGATGAGGTCACGCAAAAAGCCGTGGATCGTGGAATAAGCAAAGTGGAGGAAATGTGCGACCTCTTTGGCTATCCCTGCTTTGTCAAGACGGGACTTTTTTCGGACAAGCATAACTGGAGCTGTTACGTCGAGAAAAAGGAAAACGTGAGGGAGGCAGTCTACAACATCGTCTACAACTGGGCTTGCGTCGGAGGCATGGGCACAGAAGACACCAACTTCATGGTGGTTCGCCGCCTCATTCCAACCAAGACTCACATGCTCTTTGAGGGTAAGATGCCTGTGACCAAGGAGCGCCGCTACTTTGCTGAAAACGGAAAGGTGAGCTGGCACCAGCCCTACTGGCCACGCGAGGCGTTCCCGGACTGGGCCGAAGTGGACACTCTGGAATACCCCTCCATCGACGCCGCGCTTGAGGTTTTAAACGCCGAGACCGAGGACGAGGTTCGCTACCTCGCAGGGCTGGCCGAATCGATCACAACCGCCATTCCAGGGGCCTGGTCGATCGACTTCCTTCAGGATGTGGAGGGTCGCTGGTGGATGATTGATATGGCTGAGGCCCATAAGAGCTACGTGGATAAAAAATACGAGGGGGGTCGGAAATGGCTGAATGGTTGAAAAGCCTCTTTATATGGGCCGGGGATTCTGGCACGTTCTGCCTTTCCCTCGCCGCCGCTTTTGGAATGTTCCTCGCCATCGACGTTTTCTTTGGACAGTGGTTCATGGCAGCGATCGACGCAGCCGGGGTCACCATCTTTCTTCCCTTGGGGATCTGTCTGCGCATCAAGTACAATCGCCAGCGACGGATAGCCGAAAGAGGTGAAAAACCGCCCACGGCGGCCAATCTTTCTCGGCCTGACAATTAGATTCACTCCCATCATTCTCTCGATGGAAATAACATGGCGTCTTACGGAAAACCCCGTAGGACGCTATTTTTCATTCACCCTTCACAAAGGAATTTTCATGAAGGTTTTCGGATTTCTGGCAGCGGCTTTCCTTGCACCACTCGCCCCAAACGCTTTTGCCGATGGTATGGACGATCTCATAGAGTATGTCGAGTCCTACCGTGAGGCTCACCCGGAGAAGAGCTGGGAGGAAATTGACCACGACCTTTTCTTCTCGGTTCAAAGCCGGACAGAAAACGCTGACGATTACGACTACGCCTCGATTATTGATGCGCTCAACGCCTCCGATATCGAGTTCATCAAAGGCCGGTTGAACCTCACCGCCGACGAGAGAAGGCTCTTCAACGAGAGCCCTTCGCGTGGCGTGATGGCCATTCGCTACGGCTACACGGCCTCCCTCGCCACCGAAGACAACTGGACAAGCGGCTTTCATAACGGCAATGCCGACGCCTTCCGCCACTGCTATTGGAACGCTCTTATGACGATCAACATCGAGAGAAGCTGGACTCACAGCTGGACCAAGGCTCACGAGGAATACCCGGGAAATCCCCCCATGGAAAAACTTATGGATCTTCGCAATAATCTCAACGGCCAGCAAATTGGAATGGCCTATCAGACCAACGATCGTTCAAAATCGGGCTGTCTCGCTGCCACTCAGGTCGGCCGGCTTACGCGGATTGTCGGCGCAGAGCACAAGCCGTCAAACAATGATGGAAGGAAATTATGAAAGATAAAAGCTCGCTTGCTCTTTGGGCCCTGCTTACGCTCGCCGTTTCGATGGTGTGGCTCAATGCCTCTCATCTGATGGATGCCATCCTCAGACTTCAGCCCGGCCTTCCGCCCAGGCTGACCATGAACGGGGTTGAGATTCTTCAAAAGGGGTCTGTCTCGCCAATCGTGGCGCCCATCCTCGGCTTCAAATTCTCAGCAGGCATAGCCTTTTCGGTGGCATTCAGAAACCTTGTTGTGACCGAAAGGCCGTGGCTCCGCATGGCGATGTTTCTCGCAACAATCTGCCTTGTACTGACGTGCTGGTGGGTCCTTCAGTTCAAGCTCATGGTCGTGAATCCGGCTAACGTGAGCGATCCCGAGATTGCCGGCTGGACGCGCACGGGCCTTCTCTCGCTTCAGGCGACCTTTGAGCGAGGTCAGCAGCCTGCAGCCTTGAGCTTTGGACTATGGCTCGTCGCCTACACCTTCGGGATAGCCTGGCTAGCCTATCCTGAGAACAAATCGAATTCCTCTGGACAGGGTGTCCGGAGTTCACTAAGGAGATAACGTATGAAGTTTTTGATCTCAGTCGCAGCAGCCCTTCTGGCTGGTAACGCACTGGCTCAAGGCCCGGGGCATTGTCTGCAGTGGAAATACCGCTGCACCGAAAAGGATGAGTACGGCACCTGCATCGCATGGGAAACGGAGTGCATCAAGTGGGGCGGAGGCTCCACGGAGGGTCCTGGCAAGGATTATCCTGGCACAGGGGCCGGCACCTTTTCTTTGCGCTCGCAGCCGACCGACCCGGCCAACGGCCTCACCCCTCCTTTCATCCTTGAGAGCATGTCGCGTGGCGTCGAGAGCTTTGAGCTCATGCATGTGGCAGGGAAAATGGTCATCAAGAATATCGTGCGCACAGCTCCATAACGGATAACTGTTGCGTAGCGAGGCCTCGTTCATTAGGCTTGGGGGAAACCCCAGGCCTTCTTTTTTTTTAACGAGGTAAATACCGCGTGCGAGCTTTTTTGCTGGTTCCCGCCTTTTGTGCTTTGACGGCCTGTGCCGATGAAAGGCCCCTGCCCACTCCCTCAAAACCGGAAGCACCGAAGGCGGAGGACCCCGATCTTGTAATGCTCGACGAAATGATTACAATGCTCGAAAAACAGGTCCGAGCTGACTCTTCTAAAGGAAAGGTTAAAGTCCATGGAAACAGAACTGCCGCACGACATGAGCAACGTGACAACAATGAGGGCGATTCCCATTAACGCGCTCGACATAGTCATCGCTCACACGAGCGGCCTTCAGGGGGTTTTTCAGGAAACCGGGCGGCGCATCGATGGGCTCCGCTGGCAGCACTACCTCTACCCTCTCACCGTCATCTCCTCGGTCTGCATTGAAGAGGACATGAAACCCTGGCTTCACGTTTCGCTGGCCCACCAGAAGAGGCTTCCGAGCTACGATGAAATCAAGCTCGTCAAAGAGAGGTTCATTGGAAAAGACAAGTATGCGGCCATGGTCTTTCCGCCCGAGGACCGTTTTGTGAACATCCATAGCTACTGCCTTCATCTTTGGCATTGCCTTGAAGGCTGGCCACTGCCCGAGTTCTCTGGCTTTGACAAGGGGAGGCGCTCGGTGTGAAACCTGCCGATTCTGATTTATGCGTAACCTTTTACAGTTACGCGGCAGGACGGGTTATAATCTAGTCCTGCTTTTCGGGGTTGCCACAGTACCAGTCGGCCTTGGTCCCCCCATCGTATGCTATACCCCACCTTCCTTTGAGAATTCTCTCCCCTATATCCACCTCACCTGCTTTTACGGTGCAGAGGAGTCTGAAATACTTGTCCCTCTCGCACCCGAGCAGCCTTATTTTGGTGCCCGAGAGGGCGCGCCTAAGGAAGCGGCGGGCGTCGTCCGCGGCCTTGCGCTCACAGTTTCTTGAGGCATTCATCTCGGGCGTGTCAACGCCGCGAATCCTCACGGGAATCTCCTTGCCGAAGACGTCCGGCAAATCCTTGATATTGACCGTAAGCGTGTCGCCGTCGTAATTTTTTAGGTATTCCACATCAGTAAAATCCGAGCCGAGGGCTATGGCGCTGACAATGACAAGCACCAGAGCAATCGTGACCCGGACAAGAAACGGAGTGCTTATTTTGAAAAGACTCATCACACTTTTCTCCTGGATGCGTGAAGCTGCGCCGGCAGCCTTTGAAGCCCTCATATCTGCAACCATCCCCCTCTTCAAGGCGGCGGTCCTGATCTGCGCGATAACGGGTTTTCTTTATCTCGCCGAGTTTTTTATCACGAGAAAACCGCCGGAAAGCTCGCCACGACCGCCTCTCTCCGGGGTCTACATGAACATTGTCCTTGACGATTCAAGACTCGTGCGGTGCAGAACAATCGACCGGACCCAGCCCTCGTGCACGCTCATCTCCGACTGTGACGACGACGTTGATCGCTGCGTTGTGACTTTTGAGATCCTTCGCAGGCTTCCCGGTCCAGCCGACCATCTGCCGCTCGACGCAGCGGACTAGATCTTCTTCAAAAGACTGGCAACCTTTTCCTTTCTACGAAGCTGCTTCATCTTTTGCTTGATGGCGGAGCGCTTTTTTCCGATTTCGGATTTGAAGTAGGTCGTCTCACGGCCTATCTTTGGATCGAAGAAGCCAAGGTAGCCTCCGGCGGTGACGTCAAAGCTACGAAGCCCAGAGGTTTCGAGAAAATTTACTTTCTCGTTATTTTCCCGCTCCGGCGTAAAAAAATGAGGCAGAACAAAGTCGGAGACCTCAACATTACGGATGGTATAGGTCTGGTCCTGCACGGCGTCGCAGGCTTCCTTCCAGTGCCAGACGTTTCTTTTCCTGTCCGTTGGGTGCGGCCCCACGCAATAGTCGTTGATCATCGAGTTCAGGCAGAGCTCCAAAAGCTCGTGGCTCAAAGTCACCGACCAGGGTTCGCCCAGTTCGCGACATATATCCTCGAAAACAAAGCCAATTGGGAGCCCGGTTTCCACTATCCGATCATGATAACCGAGAGCCCCCTCGATGTGCGCTTCATCGGCCACGACGAGCACGGCGCCGGCGGGCGTTGCCAAGGGGTCCACGGGGCCCATGACGAGGCGGCTTTTGGCAACAATGTGCCAGGCAGGCCCGAAATGGTCCTTCAGCTGCGTATTGAGGGCTGAAACCACCCGTTTCGCCTGGGCATTGGTGATGTCTTCGCTTTGGATCGAGATGATGATATCGAGCATACGCCCTCCTCTGATGATCACGAGGTATCGGCTGACGGGGGCCCAATTAGGAGTGTCTGCATGTTGGTCAAATTTGGTAAGAATTGGGGAAGAAATCTGCAGAGGGAGAGTGAGGACATGAAAGAGGAAATGGCTGGAGGACGGCATTTAGGTGTATGCAACCGACCGGACCCGAATTTTAAAAAAGCTTTTCAGGCCTGGCTGTCCTATTATGACCAGCTTGAGGAATATGAGCAAAAAATCTGTCAGGCAAGGACTCCCGAAGGTATTGCGCTGCCGCGCGCTGGCGAGGAGCTGAGGCTCTCTGCGCAAAAGAGTAGACTTTTGCGTGAGGAGCTGTTTCAACCATTAAAGGCACTCCAGATACCAGCACGAATTGAAGAGGCGGCAAGGGAACTAGCCCTAAGGGAGCATCGAAAAAAATGGCAAAAGTCATAGTCGAGGATCTGAAGGGGCACTACCCCTGCAAAATAGAAGGCAGCTTTTTAAGGCCGTGCGCGGGCCTCAGCCGAATCGTGGAACAGGCTCCAGGCTCACCCAGGGGGAAAGGGTTTTTCCTCGATACATATATGAACCTTCAGACGGGTGAGATGTCGATGTCTTTTATCCGAATCAAGCTCGGGGAGTTTCAGAAAAAGGGCATCGTCGCCAACTTCTGCCCCTTTTGCGGCCTTGACATAAGAAGTCATATTGTGGAGCGAAAAAATGCAGCTGGCTGAACCCGTCTTCTTCACCGAACGGCAAAGCGCCGATCTTTTCTGCGCATGGCTCGTGGCCCTTGGAGGCTGGGCAGCGTCGAGTCCGGTCGAGGACCCCATCATTCATCGACTGATTCGCGTCATGAATCCTGAGAACAAGGCCGGTATTCCCCGGATGGACCTTGTTGTCCAAAAGGAGGATGACGGGAGCTGCACGATCCGCAACGAGTTTCGACCACTCTTTGACGCCTGGTCGGCTTTTGCGTTTCATGTGCGCTACAAGGGGGGTCCTTGCTAATGGGCTTTGTGCAGATCAGCAAGGAGGCGGCCGAGCGTTTTGCGGAGTTTATTCTGGAAAGCGGGGGCTGGGCCAACTGCTCCACCGGACTGTGGGAGGCCTACAGGTTTCGTAAAATTAGAAAGATTGATCCTTCCGAACCATGCTATTCGCCGCTCGACACCATAGTGATCCACAGAAGCAAAAAAGGCATTCATAGTTTCGATCCTTTGCACCTTAAAGCCTACGAATACTCCACGCTTGGCCTGTCTCCCCCGCTGGAGGCACCAGCCGAGAGGCGCACAGACATGGGGGACTTTTTAGGGCGCTTAAAGAAGACCCTCGCAGGTTTCAGCAAGGACTACCGAATAGAAACCGTGGATGCGCAGAAGGATGAGATTCTCGTCACGTTTGCCGTGCCGGTCGTTTCCCCTTCGGACAAAGGAAGTGGCGATGAGTGCCGATGAGGATTTGGTAAAAAAAGTGGCGGAGGCTATCGCCGAACGCCTGGGGGGTCTTGTTGGAGAGCTGAATGACGAGGTCCGCGATTGGCTATGCGGGGCGACGGAAAATACGCTCGACGGTCTGCCGGTGAAAGACCTGGAAGTCGACTGGGTGGAGGTCTGCCCGGAGACATTGGAGGTCACTGTCCACCTCAAGAAGGCTGGTGGTGCGAGGGAGAAAGAGGAATGAGATCCTTTGGGCCAGTGACACGCTCGACGCCCGTGCGGAGGTTCACCTCCATTTCCAGCGTTTTTGCACGCTCCGCTGAAGCGAAAGCCAAAAAGGAGCGGATCATTCGGGTCTCAAAAAAGGCCTACAGGCTGAAGGAGCGCGACCGCACTCTTAACGCCTTTGTCGAGGGCGCGTTCTTCGGCTTTGTTACGGCGCTCCTTGTTATCACGCTGGCGAAACCCGCCATGAAAACTGTGACAGCCGGGTTTTTGGGCTACTTTCTCTTTGTTGTCGCGCGCGGCCTTCTCGACTACAATTCCAAAAAACCAGACGCAAAAGGGTAGACATGGCTGAATTTATTGTATCAGGCGAGGGTCTTGAGTCGCGGACGATACAGGCGGGCACAGCCTACGGTGCGGCGAGCCGTTACGCGGAGACCGTTCTCACTGACGACGCGATGGACGACGATGAGTTCGAGGTCACAGTCCTCGAAAAGGCCACGGGCAAAAAAACGGGCTACACCCTGAGGGCCGAGGTTACCACACACTGGGTGGTCACACGCCGCAAGGATGATGAGGATGAAGTCGAATGACAACATGGATTTTTTATCACGCCGACTGTCTCGATGGCTATGGGGCTGCCTACGCGGCCTGGGAAAAGTTCGGTTATGGCGCCATGTACAGGGCCTGTCGCTACGATGAAGGCGATGCGCCTTTTGATATGTGTGAGACCGGGGATGAGGTCTTTGTTCTCGACTTCAGCTTCAAGCGTGACATTCTTCTACGCGAGGTGACGCGGCTCAAGATTACGGTGCTCGACCACCATAAGACGGCCAAAGCGGACTTGGAAGGGCTCGACTTTTGCCACTTCAACCCCGACAAGTCCGGCGCGGTCATGGCCTGGGAATACTTTCACCCTGGCAGGCATACGCCAAAGCTCCTGCGTCATATCCAGGACAGAGACCTCTGGAAGTTTCAGATGTTTGAGACGCGGGAGATAACCACAGCGCTCCGGTCAATCTCTGAGGACTTTGAGGTCTGGAAGCGGAACATGCACGACACCTCCACACTCTCAGAGATCGGCGCAATCCAGTTGTCTGTCGTCAACGAGAGCGTGCGGTTTCTCACCGAAAGGAGCGGCCATCTTGAAATCAAAGGTCATAGAGTTCCGGCAGTCAACAGCCCGCTATACCGGTCGGAGATCGGTCATGCCCTTCTCGAAAAGTTTCCTGACAGCGATTTTTCGGTGGTCTACTACGATACGGAGACGGCTGACAGGACGTGGCTGCGAACTTATTCCCTTCGCTCCGAAAAGGGGTTTAACGTCGCCGCTATCGCCGAAGCCTTCGGTGGAGGCGGGCACCATAGCGCCGCCGGATTCACCGTCACCATTGGAGCGATTGCCTATGGACACCCGGACATTGTCCCGATACCTGCACGATGACGTCATAGCTCCCCTTTTTCGGCAGCTTCTGGACCACCCGTCGGAAGTTTCGATTGAGTTTATCTGCTCGGAGAAGACCGTCGCCTTCACGGTGGATACCGCGCCCTCGGATCGGGGCAAGGTCATAGGCATCAAGGGGCGCAACATAGAATCGCTGCGTATTCTTTGTGGGGCGATCTGTGCCCGCTATGGCTTTAAATTTCACATGAACGTCGCCGGCGCTGGCCGAAGGGATTGAAAGGCCGGGTGCTACGAGGCTCCGAAAAACCCCCGGCCTCCAGGAAACGCCGCTCTTTTCAGGGGGACCTCTTCGCTTGCAGTGAAGGAGGTACATGGAGCTGGCCGTCTCCCCCGCCCCTTTCGGCAAAACGCGCCAAAGCTTTACCCGCGCCCGTTTCCTCCGATAAGATCCGCGGAGGGACGCCATGAAGATCATCTATAACTCGTGGATTTTCCGATTCTGGCCCATGAAAAACTACGCGGCCATGGTTCTTGGAAGGTGGATGCTGACCGGCTATAAAAAGGGCGAGCTCCCGCGAAGGGTGATTCGTCACGAGCTCGTCCATCAAGCCCAAATGGATCGACACGGAATTTTCATGTTCTACGTGATCTACCTCAAGGATTATTTCGCAAACCTCATTCGCTACCGGAATCACGACGAGGCCTATCGCCGGATACCCTTTGAGATCGAGGCTTACTCGAAGGAATAATTCCTACCGGGTCCCCTCCTTTAGGGCATCATTCCAGTGGGTGATCGGCGTTGACCCCTTGGTTGCATTCTGGATGCGCTTCATGGCCACAGCATCAGGGCTGGGAGGTGGGGCGACCGTCTGGGAAGCGGGGGTCTGCACAGGAGCCCCCTTGGCCTCCAAAACGGGCTTCCCGCTCGAGTAATTGATCCGGGCGGCATCGTGCTCCTTCATGGCCCTTGCGTGGCTCCTCTCGGCGTTCATGGCCCCGTAGTCGAGCGTCCTGGTGGCGGGCTTCGGTGCGGCCTTCATGGCCCCGTAGTTCAACACCCGTTCCGCCTGACCAGCGGTCTCGGGCAGCCTCGTTCTTTTGGCGAGCCCCTTGAAGGCGGCGAGCGCATTGGCCTTCTTTTCAAAGCCATCCCAGAAACTTCTCATCACGGTAACTCCACGGTAAGTAGGCTTAACTGCCGGCCTTTCGCTTCACCCTGTCGAGAGGAAAGGGAATGATCCGGGCCGGGGGCCGTTCACGGTAAACCCGCACAAGCGCCCTTGTCGTTCTAACATAATCGAGGTTTACGTTCTCCATTGTACCCGGTTTTGGCGAAACGAGAATCACCGCTTCCTGATGCCAGGCGGGGAGGGCGACCTCGAATACGGAACCATCGAGAAATTCAAGACGGGCTTTGACACTCACGACCTACCTCCTAAGAAGAGGCCTCATGAGCAGAATGGGCATGATCGGCTCATAGGCCGAATACCTTCTCGGCAGATCGCCGTAGACGTAAGCATTACAATTTTGCCTATAGCCCGGGTCGCGGTAAAAGCGAACGGTATGGAGCGCATGGCGCGCAACCTGCTGGATATCGTAGGCCACACGAAACTCATCAGAGATGCGGCTGGAGCTGATGGACTGCGATTGATCGGGAAACTCCACCCCGCCCAAAGCCGTAACGAGGGCATCGCGGATTTCTGTGATCCCGGCGGCATCCGGCCGCCCCTCGGCCATGATTCGGATGGGTTCGGCGAGCTGCCCCATGCCGACGCGCGAATAAAGGTCGAGGGCTTTTTCAAGAACTTTTAGATGGCCTTCGCTGAGGTGAAGGCGAAATTGCAGCTCGGGCGCGAGTGCTCCTGGTTTCACTTTGCGCGGCGGCTTCTGTAGTCTTTGGGAGGCCATTCAAAAACTTCTCCATGGCATCGATGGTGCTCGTCAGCTCGTCGGGGTAACGCTCAAAGTCGAGCTGCGGGATGATATGGGCGTAACCCATAGCTCTCAGTTTTTCCTTGATTCTTTTCGGAGGGCAGTCGCACTTCATGATGAAAGCGCGGAGGGTGGCCCGCCCGACCCCATCGATCACGCCCTCATGCAAAAGGGTGTCGATTGACGTTAGAAATTTGGCACGATCCGAGCTGGTTTCCTTATGGACAAGAGCGCGCTCCATAAGGTCCTTTCTCGACTGCATGACCTCACCGAGGCGCTCCGCCGGGACATTGCCAGGATTTAAAAAAAACTGGTGGCCCGGCGTTCCCGCAAGGGCGATCTTTCCAGGAAGAAATGCGACGGTGAAGCTTTCCGAACCGTGCCTGACGCCGAAGAGGATTTCGCTGTAGCGGCTCACAATGGGCTCGGAGTTTTCATAGGGTGCTGTCATCGACCGTCTCCTCTTCCGGTGCTGTGACCTTGATCTCACGGCCCAGAAGCTCCTGCATGATCTTGAGCATGTGGGCGAGCTTGGTCACGTTGTCCTCGCGGCCGACCATAAGTTTCATCTCCTCGATCTGCTTCCACGTCACAGAGCCTTTTGTATAGGGCTCCTGGAGCGCTGTGAGGGACGAAAGGATTGAGGTTTTAAAGTCCATAGACCCTCTCCTATTTCCGATTCCAGTTTCTGCTCGGTGATTTTGCGCCAGAGCCTTCGCCGTCTGTTCCACATGGCTGACTCCGCGGCATCTTCAGCAAGGCGCGGGTTTTTGACAAACGGCCAGCGCTTGACCCGGTGAATCCCCACCTGAAAACCATGGGAGTCAAGGCCATCGAAGTGGTTTTTACAGGGGTGGCCCTTGTTGTTGATCCAATCGTAATAGGGGTAGCTCTGGTGGAGCTTGCACATATACTCGTCACGATAGACCTTGGCTATGATGCTGGCCGCGGCGATGCAAAGGCTTTTTCCGTCACCGCCGGGAATGTTGGCCTGTTTGATTTTGAGCGGGGCGTAGACGCCCTGCGCATCGTCAATCATTAAAAAATCAGGGCGTGCCGGCTTGTTGCTGCCTGGCGCCTTGCACGCCATAATCGAGCGCAGCATGGCCAGACGAACCGAGGCCTCCTGTCCAAGAGCGTCGATCTCGGTCGGGGTCACCTCCCCTATGCCGATGCCGAGCGCGCATTGCCAGATCACTTCGGCCTTTTTCTTGCGGTAGCGCTCCGGGACCTTTTTGGAGTCGTCCACTTCAAAGATCCGGACGTCGTCCGCCCGCCCCTGGAATTGGGGCAGGATCACGCAGGCCGCAATGAGCGGCCCGGCGATATCGGAGACGCCGGTCTCGTCCACGCCGGCAACAAAACGCCCGTGATGGTAGAAAAGCTTGTCAAAGCTGTTGTCCATGTGGCCTCGAATGGGTCAAATACGGCGGTTTTGTCATAACGAGAGCGCACCGTTCCCACTTCTGCCCGATGAAAAGCGGCGTGAGGTCGTTAGGGTTTCTCTCGTATGCGATTACGACCGTATCGTACCGCGTGATTTCCTTGAGCGCCAGTTCAAGATTGAAGCCGCTCACGAAAATCGGGTCATCCTCGGGTACCGGGAGGTCCAGTGCGTAACCCTCACGGCTGCTTGGGATTCGATGCGGAGGGGCCTTGGGGTTGTCCGCCAGCCAGAACCCTTTACGGTTGATGCCGATCGTTGCAGGCTTTTGCCGATCGAGGTCGCCGACCCAGGTAACCCAGTTTAAAAGATCGTGCATGGCTTGTCTCGGAACGGGCTCGCTGGCTGTCATGGCCTTAAGGTTTGGCCTGTTGATGTCCTCCTCGCACCGATCGCTGAAAACGAGGCAGTTGTCGATCGTCAGCTGGTAAAAGCCGTCAGGCAGGTTTAAGCCCGTGCGAAGAAGGACGTGGGGGGCGGCGATGGTGGCCGTTCCTTGAAAAACTCTTACGTAACGGATTTTGGCATTGAGAAGGTCGTCGTCCTGCACGATCCCGAGAATTTTGCGCCAGGCGTTCAGAACATAGGGCTGCTCCTTGACGACAAAACGATCCCCGGGCTGCAGCACGACATCCCGTGCCACAAGCGATGTTTGCTCTTGCATTAGTGTGTCCTTTAGGCTGAGAGCACTTCCTCAAGCTCCCTGGCTTTTGAAAGCGCTTTTTGATTCTTGAGCGACCGCCGAATATGAAGAAGGCGCTGGCGATCCACCGTAAATCTTTTACCCGATTTCGGGCATTTATAGGATGGCGTCTCCGCCATGGCATTGATCCAAAGCAAAAGCTCGCCGGCCGGCAGGCTGAAGATATAGTAGCGAGTGCGCGAGCGGGGAGAGGTGAAGCGGTGGCGCATGAAGTTGTGCGGGTGCAAAGCCCGGCTCATGGCCTTTATGCGCTTTCGCTCACACCCAAAGTCCACGCCGAGGAAGTCACAAACCGCCTCGACGCTAACCCAGAAATTCCCACGCTTGTCCCGAAACGTACCAACGGCTGTCGGCGGCACTGTCATACGGAAGGCTCCCGTTCGCAGAGGATAACTGACTGTTTGGCTGCTAATAGGGAAAGACAGTATCAGGAAGGGTGCCGGTCAGCCACTAGAGAATTTCGACTCCTTAGTACCTGATTAAAACGCGGCCTCTTCGTCCACACAGTAAACGCGCTCCCCATGGAATGTGAGGTCGCTTTCTGAAATAGGCGTTGAGCCGGAGGTCAAAAGACTCTCGTTGACAAGCCTTAGAGCATTATCATGACTGGAGGCAAGCACCTCGTAAGTCTTTTCGCTTTTGTACTCCCGCACCACATGATACTTTTTGAACTTGATATCCAGTGCTTCCGCAGAACTATCGAGTTTTTCAAGAGTCTCCAGCGCGGTGACGGGAGCGAAACCGTTTTCAACGGCGAAGATAACAGCCCGCGCTACCTGATCGACTTGACCTTCGATGACAACACAGATCTTTCCGGAAGAGCAAGTGAAGTCACGAACGCAGTTGTGACAAACCGATGTCTTAACAGACCTCGACCGTCCCGTATAATTGAGCTGCTCGATAGCGTGGAGGCTGACATGGAGATGCGCTCGCCAAAGAGACCCTTGGCCCCACGGTAAATGAGCTAAACGGAAAATGCAGTAGGCCAGCGGAAACGGTTCGTCTGACCACCAGTCGGCGACTACAATATTTTCGGAAAGAACCGGCATCAGCTCGCCGGAGCCGTAGAGGTCGGACTGCTTGTGTTCTTCTGAAAGACTGGCAAAAATTAACCGACGCAGATCCTCGGCAGTGACGTCCTTCAGGAGTTCTCGGGCCATCTCGGAAAGTTTGACGTAAGAGTCCGTGTATTCACCGTCGACCTCTTTCCGGTTCTGAGACAGGCTTAAACGCTGCTCCGCACAGGCCTTAAATTCCTCAAACGTTGATTTTTTTAGATTCGTTTCCATTCAGGCTCCTATAAGATCCAATCGGTTGGGAAAATCGGGCCCACCCGAAAACCGGGCAGGCCCTGAAGAAATCTCTACAAGGATCATACCGTTGTGGTGCGGTATTAAAAGGTTAGTGAACGTAACCGGCTTGCTGTGCGGACTGGATCGATTGCGGCGCAAAGTCTTTGAGGTACCGCAGCGCCTGCCGGTGCTTTTCCTGCTCAGAGAGGGAAGCCTGCTTTGAGAAGTGATCCACGATGCGCCTCACTTCGGCGTTGAAGACCGCCAGAGCGTAGGAGCCGCCTCGCCTTGTGACCTCATCCCGCAGCCCTCTGACTTCGGCCGTGAAGGCCGTGTAGCTGAAGTTCTCCCGCTCAATCGAGACGAGGTACTCGTTCCAGCCTTTGTAGAAAGACTGCGAGCCGAGCTTTAGCGCAAGACCGCTGACGCGATCGAAAAGAAATTCCCGGAGGGCGTCATCAAAATCCGTTTCCTCGCACTCCTCGCTGAGAGACGGAAGGAGGAACTCCGCAAACTGGTCGCCACCGCACTCGTAGCCTTCTTCAAAGACATGACCGGTCTCGTCAAAGTAGGGGCCCTCCTGGTTTCCATGATCGAAGTAGACCTGAAGATAGGGGCTGTCGTTATTCCGATAACCGACGTCAGCGATGAGAGGAACTATGAAGGTTCGGTTGTCTGCGTGGAAACCCACCGGGATCATGCTGTCCTGCGGGGATTGGGGGATGCTCTGCTTGTCGGGAAGTCTTGACTGCGGGGGCATGAGCGAGAACGTTATGGGCCGTATGATCCTCGCGCGCGCATCGCTTTCGTGCATGCGCCAGATGACGTCCGGTATTTCAGAGTAATGGGTTTTTGTCGGCTCCCAGCCGGCGGCGAAGAGGAGTTGGAACATCCTCGCGCCGTTTGAAAAAGAGACGTCACCGCCGAGTCTTTTTGTGAAATAGGGCACGGCTTCAGTGACGAGCCAGTATTCGACGCTCACAATTTAACCTCCAGTTTTTTCGGGTTCAGGGTCCGGAAGACCCATCGCATCTGCCGTTGCTCTTGTTATAAAGGCTACTCGGGATTTGAGGATTTCCGCCGTGTTTGAATCCGGCTCGCCTGCGCGAGTGAAGAACTCTTCCTTTACAACCCAGAGGCGGCCCGTTCTGTGGGGGTTTTTGCCAGACTCACCGTCGCGCGTCTCAATGAGGATAATGCCGATCTTTCTGTGTTCCTCGCACTTGCCGCAAATCGAGTTGGGGTCGCACGATACCCGTGGCGCCTCCTTCCCTCTGTTATAACCAAGCAACGCAACCCCGTACTCATCGCCGCAAATCGGGCACTGGAGCACGGTGGGGTTGACGCCAAACTCCGGGTGCAAGCGAATGCTTTTTTCTTTAGTCATGAAACCTTCCTTGTTTAAAGAGATTCTACAATTAACTTGTACCCAATTTTTCTTCGAGCTCTTCGGTCGGATCGACGACTGTGCGGTGCTGAGAGATGTAGTGTCTTATAAGCGCCGGGTCGTCGCAAACGTGGAAGTTTTTGAGGATATCATCGAGGTTGTCAAACTCCTCACACACCCAGAGAAGAAGCGCTCGCGGCGTCCCGACAACAGTTACGTAAATCTCATCGCCACCATAATGCGCGCAGCTGGTATAGTGACACCCGGATTGATCCCAGTGATTTCGGGCGTGAAACGCAGCTGTTTCAAGCGTCATCGGCCAGGAGATCTGGTAAATCTCGCCGGTTGGATACTGGGGCAGTTTTTTCAGCAGATAAGTGGCAAGGTCGTGACGGCAAAGCGTTTTGTAGTCTTCGGTTGTCATCCTCGTCGACAGAGCACGCATTACAGTTTCGAGGACCACCTCGTATTGCGCGATCGCCGCTTTTGCACCATCGCAGAGGCGGCTGGTGGAGTCCATGGCCTCGTGAGCACTCCGCAGCCTTTCGCTGTTCATGCTGAGTCCGGCGTCGTAAGCTGTACGAAGAGCGTCCTGAAAGGCTTTCCTGGTGTCCTGATAGCTTTCTCTTCCGAGCAGCAAGCCGGTCTGTGCCTTACAGGCTATTTCGATCAGACGGCCAATCTCTTCGTTGCTCCACTTCTGTTCCATTTTGTCTCCTTAATGTGAAAAAGCCCGCTTCCAACTCTGGAGGCGGGCCCGCATAACGGTTTGGGCTAATCCATTGCGCAGTACATTTACATGGCTATCTCTTCGATTTCATGACCGGAATTGGCATGACCGTAAACCATTTGTTGCAAAAACTGGACTTCGTCGGCGATCTTCGATTCGATGCATTCCTTCTTCCAAACCTTAAGGTCAGGATCCCAGAAATACTTCCGCTCTCGAAGCGTGTCCTTGGTGTGAAAAGGCGAGCGCCAGGCGTAAATCCGCATAAGCCTTTGCGTATGGTTTTGAAGAAGCTCTCCAAAATGTGGAGCCATAAGCCTGAAGGTTGAGGCGCAGTCAAAGACCGCGCGGTGAGGGAAGGGGTTCAAAAACCCATTGTCGCAGCCAAGATAGGCGAGCGACGTGCTTTTAAAACCTTTCTCCATCCAGTCGATGTGCTTGATCGTGCAGGCCCACCGCACCCCTTCGGCCCCAGCGAAAAACGGGGCTTTAAGAAGAAAGCCTTTATCGAAAAACGCGTTGTGCGCGACGTGAAGGTCAGTGCCCTCGACGTAGGAGCGGAGAACGTTCTGACTGAGACTTTTACCCTTGACGTCCTTATCGGTGATGCCCGTGAGTTTTGTGATCTCAGGAGGGATTGGTTTGCCCGGATCCCTAAGGCCACCGTAGACAGAAATTATGGAAGGAGAGCCGATGCGAAGACCTGTGTCCGTCTCCTCTTCTTCCCACTCAAACTTTACGGCCCCAATCTCGATGATGTCGCATGTTTCGGGGTCAAGACCTGTGGTCTCAACGTCCCAGACCACTCCTGTTTTTGTAACGATGCTCATAGGGCCTCCTGCATGGGAATGCTTGACCTGATTTTCTCTGCAAAGCATTCATACACGAGTCAAATTCCAAAAGCATCCTCGAAGTATTGCTTGACGACCGTTGACTGATGCAAACCAAAATCACGCATGACAAGCTTTCGCCGCAGTCGGAAGACGTGTTTTAAAACCAATCTCAAAGGACTTATGCCAAAAAACCTATGGACTCTCTTGTACTCGACGTGTTGCGAGAGGACGATCTCTTCCGCAATCCTGCCTTTTACGCGAAGGCAGGGCTTGTGGTCGCAAAGGTCGTCAACGTCAACGAGCCTTACGTAAAAAAGATGGGCCCCGCCGCAGACACAGGGCTCGATGCGAAGCCAGAGCGTCTCCCTGCTGAAAGGAAGGAAAACGCTCTGCATGTGGGTTTTCAGATGAGGGTCGGTATCATAACCAGGACCTTTTTCATTCCGCTGCGGAAGAGGGGGCTGGACAAGACGAAGGTGGAAGGATCTCTTTTTGGTCATCAGAGAAGGCTCCTTTAAAATCGAATTCAGGATAAAACCAGCTGGACTCGGCCCTGTAAAACCCGAGCCGGCAGCTTTCGCAGAGAACGATGGAAAAGTCGAGACGGTAAACCGTGCGGCACTCCGTCGTGCTGCTGCAGCGCTGGCATTGGTTGGTTTTAGCCACCATGATTGTTTGTCTCCAAAAGAGCAATGGTTGTTTCACACAGCACCTTTTCAAGGCGCTGAAGGTGTTCGACGGAAAGCACCTTCAAAATGCGCTCGTCGCGGGTTTCGATCAATGCAAGAAGCCAACTGACATGAAGCGAGAATGCCGTCACGGCGTTTTTCGGATGATGCTGATGGCTCGCTCCGCTCCTTTGAGAGGGCTGGGGTTGAGGAGACGGCTGAGGGGACACCCTCGGCAGCTCCAGAGGGGGCGGGAGCGGCTTTCGGATCTGAGGAAGCTCTGCATAAACGGGAACGCCTCCTGGACTGGCTCCCGGCCTTCTGAGACACCTGGCGTGAGCTTTGGTGACGGGATGCTCGAAGACGATCTCTTCGACGAGCGCACTCTCCAAGGCCTCGTGGTCGTATATACTGCCGTCAGCAAATACGACTTGAATTGGCACATTCTTTTTGAGCGGTTGCCGGGAGACCGGGTGGTGCTTTTGCTGGTGGGCCTTGTAGCATTCCACCGAGCACATGGGGGCCCGGCAAACCGTACCCGCGTCGGTCAGCATCGCGCATTCAAACAGGGCCTGCCTCGTCTGACACTCGGCGCAGCGAAGAGCGTAATGAGACCAGCAAAAACGAAGAGCGTCCTTGCCTGTCCCGTAAACCTTGGTCTCGCCACAGACCTTGCCTTCAGCGAGTTGGAAAATACAGCTAGCCGTCTCTGGAGTCGCGGTATATGACGCCATAACCTTCCCCTTCAATCATTCGAGCAGCCCCAAGGTGGTCCTCAAAGACCTGCAGCCCGAGGACATGACGCCACATGGAGATCGGCTCCACGATCCACTGGACGTGCTCGGGTTTCTTCTCGTACTCATTATAAAGGCAGCTGAAGTAACGCGGGTGGATCTGAAAAATAAGAAGCTTGGGGTAGATGAGCACGCGGTAAGCCGGAACCCCGCGAAGGGCAAAGAAAACCCGGAAGTCCTGTCTTGTTTGCAAAGGAAGGGCAGCCCACGGCCGATCCTCGGGGAGGGGCAGCGGGCGGTTAGGGTTGGTCTTACTTTGTCCACGTGGGCCCGACATTCTGCTCGACCTCCATAGGCACGGTTTTAAGCCACCTGTGAGCCGCCTCCTCCATGAGCTTTTTCTTGACTGGCGCGAAGGAGGGGGAGTCGTCCTTGTGCGTTCTGGTTACAACTTCATCATACACCTGGTTCATAAATTTGGTCCTGATCCCGTTCTTGCGCGCGTATTGCCGGATAAGCACCATCGCAAGTTTGGTCATTTCCGCATTCATGGCCTGAATCTTAAAGTTTCCGCCCTGTCGCTCGATTCGGGAGATGAGCCCCTTGTAGGCGAAGTCCTGCCGCCCGCGCGGGAACTTCTCCACGTCGGTCGGATCAGGAAGGCGATAGTAGCGGCGACGGCCGAAAAGGTCGCTCACCCAACCTTTCTCAGCAGCCTCCCTCCCCACGGCGCGAAGGTAGTCGATACCCACCGAGAACTCCTGGATATACTTGTCGTAGAGCTCCTGGCCCGTTTCGATGGACATCTGCCGGCCTTCAGGATCGCGGTAGCCCTGGGCATTGATCTGATCGACAAGGGAATAGACTCCCATGCCGTAGATGATCCCAAAGTTCACCGCCTTGGCCGCATTCCGCAGGTGAGGGTTCACCTTCTTGGAAACCTCGCGGGCAAAGCATTTTGTAGCCGCGTAGGAGTGAACGTCCACCTTTCTGTTGAAGGCGTCGCGGAGCTGTGGATCGCCCGAGATTTCAGCCCAGATCCTAAGCTCACAGCCGGAAAAATCGTCCGTTTCAATCAGCTCGTAAGGCTCGCCGTGAAAGCACACCCGCATCTCCAGGTCACGCGGGATATTGAGCGGGTTGAATTTGCCGTCGGTCGCCTTGGAAGGTCTTCCTGTTTCAGCGCCCATCTGCTTATACATGGGGTGGATGCGGCCCGTGGCCGGGTGCTCGGCGTCGAGGAAGGTTTGACCAAAGTCGGTGATTCTCTTTTTAAGGGCTCGGTACTGTTTGATGGCATCCACGAACTCGTTGTTTTCTATCTTCAGGAGGGTTTTCTTGCTCGTGTCGTTGAGCGGAACCTGTTCCCATACGCGGGTCTTACGGTTCTGCTCGGTCTTGGTCACGCCCATCTTTTGCAGAAGCTCCAGGATCTGCTCGGTCGAGGCGTAGTTGATGTCAGGCTTTCCGAAAAGATCGCTTTGGACGTAAGGCCTCGCCATGACGTCGAGGTAGTTCTCAATATCGAGGAGTTTTTTGAGATTGATCTCCATAAGCTTTCGCCACTCGGCACTGTTGAGGTAGTGTCCCTCCAGCTCCATTTCGCAAAAGCAGGGAAGCACATCGCACTCAAGAAGCCAGACGTTGGCGAGGTCGTCCCGGAAAAGGGCCTCGCACTGCTTTTGGGCAAGGGGCAGGAGGAACTTGACGTCGTTGCCGGCGTACTCAATCGACTCGCGGCTGTACTCGCCGTGGATCATCCCCTTGCCGAAGATCTTTCGCTCCTCCTTTGAAATAACGACATCGAGATAGGAGAGGAGGACGTCGTCAAGACCGAAGCCGTTGAACCTTTTCCCGTTGAAAAGAAGGTGCTCGGCGAGGAAGGTATCGCGGATATTTTCAAGCTCGATCCCGTAGTTCGCCTTCACCATCTTCCAGTCAAAGGCCATGTTGTGGGCGATTTTTTTATGGGAGGTGCTCTCAAAGAAAGGTCTCAAGGGCTCAAGCGAGGCCGTTCGCGTGTCGATGATGTACTGGTCGTCGTAGTTGCCGATCTGAAACATGAGTATGGAGTCCACGAGCGGGTCGAGGCCTGTTGTTTCCGAGTCAACACCCCAGGCCGGCTTACCCATGACTGTCGGCAAAAGCTCGTGAACTTCCTGCGTGGTTCGCAGCAGCTTGACATTCATTTAGACTCCGAAAATATTAGAGCATAGGATTTTCCAACGAGCTTATACCGCAATCCTGAAAGGATCACGCATGGATTTGAGGCCACGGCGACCGAGGCTTTGTCTGCCAGGACTTGTCTTTTTGGCGTCTCTGCTTTTGGGCTCAACCCCGGCAGAGGGGAAGCAGGAGTGGATCTGTAAAAAAAATGGAGTGGTCCGTAAACTCCTGATCCAGGCCGAGCCCTACGGCGTTCTCCCCTGTGAGATCGTCTACAGGAAAGCAGACGAGGGTAGACCCGACGCCATCATTGGCAAGGCTCTGCGGGATTTTTCCTTTTGTGAGGCGAAGGCTGAAGAGGTTGCGCTCAAGCTCCAAAATAGCGATTGGGACTGCGAGCGGGAGGATTCATAACTGGATATGGTTATGGTTATGGTTAGTCCACAGCTAAAAAGAGCCGGGCTGCCCCGGCGGCTCGGCCGAAGCCACAGTTATGACAACGACAGCGTCGCCTATACCGTTCTTTCGTCTGCCCCCATCTCTCGCGGCAGGCGGAAAAACGTATTTTTTCCTTCACAATACTTATACCCGACTAGCTGAATATTTTTTGAAGTAGTGCCCGTGGCGGGCTTGCGCGCGGATACTGCGCGTGGCAGAGCGCGTCGAGCACCTGCCAACGAATGGAAGGGTCCGCTTCCCAGCTGAGGATTCCTCGTGGATTTTTCCACATGCGATCCCCTTCGTAGAAAACGCCTTTGCCGCTGGCCACACTGAGCCCGAGGGCGCCCACACGCTTTCCGTGGACGAGGGCTTCGATGAGGCTTGTCGAATTGATCCCAATCACGAACTCCGCCCCTGGCACGAGATCGTTGATAGGCACGTTTTTCGGAACCATTGTCACGTTATTGAAGTCGAAAAGTGTATCGTCCATTGGGTGGAGCTTTACAACGAGGGGGTAGTCAGGGAAATGCCTTTGCACAAAACCCACAAGGCTTGCCATCGACTTGAAGTAAGGGCTGTCGTAGACGATGGAGGTGTCGCGCTCCAGCTGGAGAGGGACGAGGATATAGTTCCGCGGCAGCTGCATTTCGGGGCGCGAGGGCTTATAGATGTTCTTGAGCTCGCGCATCGTCGCAAAAACCCGATCCGGCTTTCCTTTGTAACGTTCCCACGAGGTCAAAAGCGAACTCCTCGCACCCGTCCCCTTTGGGTCGATGTAGTTATTTTCCCTCTGGGGAAGCCAGCCGTGTTCCATATAAAGCGTTCGCCACCTCTGCTCAATGCAGCGGGCGGCGGCATGGATGGCCTTATGAAAACCATTAAAGATGATGACGCGATCCGGGTCGAAAGCCACAAGCGGGGCGAGATCGAAAAGGGCCCAGCTGCAGCTTCCAAACCGCACACGAGGGTCGGACGGGCCGACGGCACCGCTATAAACGGCCATGACCTCATGCCCTGCCTCAAGAAGAAGTCTGGCAATCGGGGCGAAGGAATACTCGTAGCCGTTTTTATCAGTGTCGATCAGAGCGACTCTCATGCCTACTCCAGCCATTTGGCCCGAACGCGGGCAGCAATCTCTTTGTTCATCTCGTTGAGGGCGGTCATGTGCTGCTGGCCCGCCTTCGATATTGCATCGTGGTTTTCAGCTATACATCGGAGCGCCTGCGCGATTTCATAAGGGTCTTCAAAGTGCGGGTTGCGGCAAACGTTCAGGATTCCCGGGGCGTCCTTTAACACCGGAGTGATCGGCGTTGTCAGGATCGGAACCCCCATGAGAAGACTCTCGGCCGTCAGGTAGCTGTAGACTTCACTGAGACTCATGCAAAGGTTGATCTGCATGCTCCCGACAAGACGATAGTAGGCCTCATCGGATGGAAGTCTTGGGTGGCGCTTTGGGGTGATGCCGAGCGATTCGAGGGACTGCGGGTGCTGGATGGCCTGGATATGCACGTCGGCTCCCGCCATGTCCGCTGCTATTATCTGGGCATCCATATTTTTCCAGGGCTGACCCGAACCCCAGATGCCGACATGAAAACCCTCAAGTTTTGGCACAGGGTGGAGCTCGGCGGCAACGACGTTGGGCAGGAAATCGGTTTCGATTCCGTAATGGGTCCATGTTTTCGCAAGCCCTTCGTGAGGGGTCGCCACGAAGTCGAAAAACCCGGCCTTTGCGGCTTTGAGCCCATGGAACATCCACTCGCGGTTGACGTGATTGAATTCGTTGAGGATGTAGCTCGCGTGCCACGTGAGGACCGTCGTGCAGCCCTCAGCCTTTGCCGCATGAAGAACATTCTCCCAGGCCATCTGATAACAGCCGAAGACCACCACCTTCGGCCTTGTAAGCTTGATCGTCCGGACGGCGTCCTGCGGCGTTGAGAAGTTCGTACACACCCCATCAAGAGCGCGCCTGACGCCCCACCAGTCGTGGCACGTGACACCCAGAACAGCGTTGCTTAAGGGAATTCTCCCGCGTGCGGCACGAGGAGGATTTGGGTTTTTCCTGATGCGGCCGAGCGTAAGATCAACCCAGAGCTCTTCATAGGCGCGAGCCATCTTTGCGGCAGAAAGATCGAGCGCAAGAGGGGTAAGCGTTGCCCCTTCAGGCGACCATAGTTTTGGCAAAAGAGCCCGCATCTCACTGTCCGAGTCAGCGACGAAGGCATGCTTGTCACGCTCGATCCAGTGACAGACGCCCCCGCAGTTAAAGACCAGGGTTGGGAGGCCGCAAGCCAGGGCCTCGGCTATGGAAAGTCCGAAACCTTCGCTGGGGCTGTAACTCACGAAAAAGTCCCAGTCGTGGTAGTAGCGCACCGTATCGGGCGTGTAGTCGCGGACCTTGACGTTAAAAATTGCCTCGTCCTTAAGCTTTTTTTTGTAGCCGCCGTAGTCCACGCCGACAAGCTCGAACTCGGCGGGCTGCCCGGCCATCAGGCTTATCAGCTCCGGGATGCCCTTGCCCCACCCGGCCTCAAGCCGTCCCGTGAACCCACCCTTGGGGATTGCGCGCTTTGTCCGCTGCGGTGCGGGGGTAAAGACTGAGGTGTCCACGCCGTTCGGGATGACCCTCGTCAGGACATCGGGCATCTTCGATTTGAAATACTTCTCGGCATCGGGCGATACGCAGACGACGATGTCGGTCAGGTCTTTTGCGTAGCTTGTTGAATCACCGCCAAAGCCGAGACGATTGTGGACAACCTCGACCGTCTTCGGGCGATGCCTTGCCTTTTTCAGAGCGCCGTACATGGTATGGGAGTGGTAGAAATGGATCACATCGGGGCGACTCTGGTCGATAACTTTTGCAAGATTCATCGGCGAGAAAACGCGATAGGCCACGACACGAGGAAGCGACTTAACGAAGGCCTCTACCTCCGGGTATTCGTATGTAACCACGGGAGCGATGCCGGGCGAGAGGTGGCGGATAAGATACTGGATCTGCGTTTCCGCACCGCCAACGGCCGGAAAGGGGATGTGAAAGAGGACCTTCATTTTTCGCCTCCATCCTTTCTTTGGCGGAGGTTATCTCTAATCTGGTAAGCCTCGCTCAGAGCCTCCTCGGTCAGGCCGTAATCCGGATCGAGGACAGCTCCGAAAAGCCGATCAGGTTGAGACGTTTCCTTTGGCTTTTGAAGGATGAGCCGAAGACGTACGAGCTCATTGTCGACGTGCTCCTGGGCTGCCGCCATCAGTATGAGCTTATCCTCAGGGGCGGAGGCCTGGGCGGCAAGACAGATGCTTTTAAAGGCCGACGCAACGTGATAGGGCATTCTTAGAGCTTCAATCACGGGATCCGGATCGAAGGGCTTGTCGTTCATGGACTCTCCTACGGAGTAAAGTTCGTGACAAGAGTGTGGTACATGCGCTCATAGTGCTCGATAAGGCGGCCCGGACTCCAGTATCTTTCCATCCAAAGGCGTGAGGAACGCCCCTGCTCAAGCCAGCTTCCGCTCTGAACAGTGTGTCTGATGCGACTTTCAAAGTTTGACTCGGAGGCCGCAAGCCACGGCAGCCACTCGCAACCCGTAAGATCCTTCACGGCTCTTTCCGTCGCGCGGTCGATATTGGCAAAGCAGGCGATGCCGAGCGAAAGGTACTCCAGGCTGCTGAGATGGTAGCTGCCCGTTACGATCTCATCGATGCCGATATGGGCAAGTCTTTTTTTAGCCATCACGTCGCGGTGGGGCAGACCCGTGAGAAGCTGAAAGCTTATGTCGCCCCGAATCTTCATCCTTTTGAGAACAGGCGCAACGACACCATAACCCTTGTCGTTCCAGCCCCTGCCGTTGGTATTGCTCGGCGCAAATGAAACCACGGGGCGCTTGACGACCTCGGGCGGCGGCTCTCTTGTGTTTTCCGGGGAGTGGATGTCGACGACATTCGGGACGATAAAGGAGAGCTCCGGCCACTGACGCACATGATACTGGGCAATGATGGCCAAAGGGATTTTTGAGTTGACCTCATCCCGAAAGTCCTCACCCTCGTGTCGCGGGCTGTGCATTTGGATGACAGACGGCCTGCAAGGCGGGGCCAGCTCCATTCTTCTGAAGATCTCCTGCCGCCGCCATCTGTTGTGATAGTGGATGACGTCCGCCCATTCATAGACGAGATACGCGAGCTGCGCCGGCCTCAGATCCATGCCTATGAGATCGCACTCGAAGCTCCTGTAGCCGAAGGTCGGCTGCCAGGTGATATGCTTCGATTCGATTCGGCCGTCGCTATATTTATTCAAAAGCTTTGAGATTCGCACGGGGCTGCCAGAGAGCTGCGTATCGCTAAGGTGCAGGACCCTAAGAGGCTTCCTTGGCTCTGTCCGCGAAGGATAGTTGATGACACACTCACCCTCAACCAGCTTCATAGACCATCCCCAAAAGCTTGGGCTGGTAGCGGATCCAGCTGTCCGAAAGCTTTGCCGAAACGAACTCCACGAAGAGACCATCGCGGGTCTGGAATTTCACGTAGCCGGCTTTTTCAAGGAAGACGAGTCCGTGGGCGGTCAGCTTTCTGGGAAAGCCGCACTGCTCAAAACCCCACATCAGCTCCTCGACGATCCCCTCCTGGACATTGCCGTTCCGCTCGAAACAGTCAAAGAGCGCCTGCAGGACCATCTGCCCTTCAGCAGGAAGGGTCGTCGGAATGCTTGCCACGAGCTTGAAAAAGGATTTGATCTTTTTTAGCTCCTGGGGGGCCGTCCGTGTTTCGGGAAGAAGGTCCACCTCCAGCTTTTGGGTGCGTTTTGTGTACCTTGCGTTTTTTGGCAATCTCTTGGCCTGGCGGCGAAGGCGCCGCTCGATTTCAGCAAACCTCATGTTTTCCCCTCGATGTTTTCGCCATCATACCGGCGCAAATCGAAAGAAAAAAGAAGAGCTTTTACTTTTCCGCCCATAGCCCGTGGCGCGGGCATCCCAGACCAATACGGGGGGCACATAGACCCCGCCATCCGCAGAAGGGACACGTTGAGACATGGGATTTACGAGCAGATCTTGTGCATACGTCAACCTCGATGAAGTTCTCCCCAAACACGCGCCCCTTATGGTCCACGCAGGTTTTTCCACAGAAACACTGGCCGCTCTCATCGACATGGGTTTCGCAACCAATACATTGGTACATGCACTTTTCCTTCAGATGGACATTGACAGTTTGATAAAAAACTGCCTTAGTCTAGTGACGGTCAATCCATTGCAGGAGTACGTATGGATAAGTCAAACGTGATTGATTTTATGAGGCACAAGGAAAACCGGGATTACCCTCTCTTTGCGCCTCCCCTTCGAGCAAAACTGGAACACGGAATGAAGGGGTACACGGACAGGCATGTGGAGGCTGTGGCCAGTTTCGAGCAGATTATCTGTGCCCATCTCATCTCCTCGGTTAGAGGTTGGGCCTGGAAGCTTGGTGAGCGTCTAGGTAATCGTATCGCCGATAGCGTGCTCGGAAAAGAGTGAGCTTTAGCTCTTCTGTCCTCCTACCGAAAAACCCCCGCAAGTGCGGTCTCCGGCGACGGAGGCCGCTTCCGAAAAAGAAGTGGCCTAAGGCTGGAAAATAGATAAAATATTTGGACTAAGAACCTGCCTGCGGCTATACTTCCATAAGACATACACACGACAATATGACAAGCTAAATCCTTCTGCGGGAGGCATATATGTTTTTTGAGCCCAGCTCGTTCGGGGCCCGCAAGCTCAGCATGGATCATTTCCGTGAATGGGCAGGGACCATCGCAGGCCAGTATCTGAATGAGGGGACTCTTCCGACCGAAGCCCTCTGCAAGACAGCTCAGGCCGAAGACCTCACACCTGACAGCATCAACGTGCTGGCAGCCGAGATTAACAAGGAAATCCATAGGCAAAAGTTCGCCTCGGCCGAGGACAAATACTTTGCAGCCGACTTCCCGCTTGCCGATGCCGCCGTTGCCATTCGCCGGCTTCAGGCTGATGGGGGAGAAACTAAAGTTGCGAGCGCCATGCCGGAGCCTGTCATCAAAAAAGCGGAAGCCGACCCCTTTGAAGCCTTCGGTGTAAAACCCGAGTCGCAGGACAAGACGGCCTCGCTTCGTCATGAGTTGCGGCATGCAAATCAAAAGCTTGAGGCCATGGACAGGATGCTTCAGGACAAGGTCGCCATGCTCTCGATGCAGCGTGAGTCAACCGCCGCCACCTTCATAAAGCAGGCGCGTGATTTCGTGCTCTCAAGTGCCATGAATCAGCCACAACGACTCGAAGCGCTCGATAAGCTGGCTTCGTTTGTCAAATGCGCCGGCATGCAGTTTGCGGCTCCCCTTGTTTCGGAGGTTGCAGCCTCGCTGGGCCGTGACGGGCTTCTTACGCGTGAGCAGGTAAAAACCGCCAGCGAAAAAGCCGAAAAGAGGGCTGACCTCAAAGCCCCGGAAGGCCTCATCAGCCCCACCCTTCCCGCGCAGATCGTCAACGGCAACCACCCGCTCTACATTACGCTCAAGACTTTCCGCGATCAGAGCAACGATCTTCGTAACTATGATCAGCAGCTGAAACTCACGCAGGATCAGCTTCGCATCATCAAACAAAAGGTGCGCGCGCTGTGAAAGACGATCTTCTCTCCAGGCTGGCTCCGGACGCAAAAGACCTTATCAAAGAGGCCATGATCGGGGCCGTCGCACGCATGGGACTTCAGGGTATGTCCCGGGCAGGGAAGGTGCTCGTAAAAAATCCAATGGTAAGCGCTACGGCCGCGGGTGCGGGCTACGACATGACGAAGTCGGTTGGCCGGATGAACGATCTCACGACCGGTGCAAAAAACCTTATGACCAGTAAAATGACGGCTCCTGCCAATATGTGAGGTTTCCATGCAAATCGTGTGGCTTGAAAAGATGGCTTCCGCAGGTGAGATTCGCCCTGAAGCAAAGGCCAAAATCTACGAAGACTGCAGCGCGCTTTTGAAGCTGGGCGCTGACGAAGGAGCTTTTTCAGACGCCCATTTCGGAAGGCACGCAGGCAACGCAGCCGTCGGTGCCGCCATCCTCGGGGGTATAAAGCTTTTCGATCTGATGAAGGTGCAAAGGGTCGTGGGCAAAATACAAAAATCGCGTGACGCGGTCATGCAGGACCCCGCGTTCCAGGGTCATCTGGAGCTGGCAGACAAGCGCTTCGCGGATCTCGCCAAGGTTGCGCCGACGATTGCCGCCGACCCAAAAAAAGCAAAAGACCTTATCGGCCGCACTCTTCACACGGGTTTTTCCAACGACGACATGAACCATCTCGCCGTTCTTCAGGCCGTCTACACGGCCAAGGATCCAGGCTTTGCAGGCAAGGTCGATAGCAAAATGTCGAAGAAGGCCTCTGCGGAAAGGCTCGGCGAGATGTACGCCGATGTCTTCTGCCTCGTCAAGGAAGCCGGTATCATGGGCGGCATTGGCGATGCCATACGCCGAGGCGGAGCCGCTGCGAGCGGTATGGCCGCAAGAGCCGCTGGCGGTATCCGCCCTGGGACGGTGGGTCAGGCCCTCAAAAACGTGGCTCTCGTGAGTTCGATTCCACTTCTCGCTGGCATTGGTCATGGCGTCATCAATCAGGTGCAGGCGAGCCGCGACAGCAAGGTTATGTCCCAGCGCCTTCGCGCATCCTACGAAGAAGCCATGCGCCGCGACAAGCTCACAAACCCTGACCAGCAGAGTCAGGTGGCTCTCAACGATAATCCGGCAGAAGCCTACCGGGCATTTGAAACGCTCGTCCATTTTGCTCCCCACGTCGCCCTCCACCCGGATTCGGCCCGGACGTTTATGGCCAGAATCATGGGTCAGGCGCAGGATGTGGAGCTCCCCGACATCAAGCAGCTGACCGATATCGAGCGAAACCTTGCCTCAGCCGGTCAGACGAGCCCCTTCATGGCTGGCTTTTCTGGTGCAGCGACAGCGTTTGGGCTTGGCGAAGGCCTGCGCGCGGCAATCAAGGATACGACCGAGCCCTTGCGCCAGCAGAACAGGCAGATGTTTGCGCGTGACCTTGGCGTCAACATGAAAAACCAATCATCGAAGGGCAGCTGATGGATAAGCTCCTTCTTTTTCCGGGTAAAACCGAGCAAGGTATTTTCACCCACCTTATCGACTACGAGCGAGGCTACCTCACGAAGACGGCCTCGCAGGGCGCCTACCATCCGACGATTGCCTCGTATATCGGCGCGGCGAAAAAGATTCCAGGCAAAACGCAGATCCTCCTCACGGCGCTCGGCGCAGGGGAGTATTGGGGTGATAACGCCAACGGCGACTACTTCCCGGAATCGGAGCTGGCCTACGAAGGGGATGAGGACTACGGCTATAGAACCTTTGTAAAATACGCAAAAATCTATAAGCACCATGTAAACAAAAACCCGGCGGCATCCTTCGGCGATGTCCCGCTCGCCGTTTATAATGCACAGTTTCATAGGGTGGAGCTCATCGTTCTTTTGGACGACGCAAAAGCCCCTGACATTGCCGAGAGGATTGAGCACGGGCAGTACCCCGACTGGTCCATGGGAACACGGATACCCTACGACGTCTGCAGCATCTGCGGCAACAAGGCTCCCAACATGAAGTTTTATTGCCACCATGCAAAGTACCTCATGGGGCGAATCGATCCCGAGACAGGCAAAAAGGTCTTCGTGAGAAACTACAAGCCGAAGTTCTTTGACATCAGCTATGTGCTGATCGGCGCCGATCGGATCGCCAAGACACTTCGCAAGGTCGCCCACGCGCGCCCTATCTATTACGGGGTAAGTTCGGCTGCGCTCGCGGAAAAAGCCGCCCAGCTTGCGAAGGCGGCAACCATAGAAAAGCATGTGCCGGCCGGAACAGCCAAAGACCCTCCTTCAAGTCAGACTGCCGGGGAGGCGCTGAAGGATATCGCCCGCATGATCCCCGATGTGAAGGCGCGGGAGCGGAGACTGCCCAAGGAAGTCCTCGATGGGCTCTCAAAACTGCCCCTCAGCCGCTCACTTTCCACCATGACGATGCTCGGCATCCTTCCGAAGCCCGAGGAGTTCCAAAGACTCTTTTTGCTCTCCAAAGGTCTGCGCGAATTGGCCGACGCCCTGGAGCAAAGAGCCCTCTGCTTTGATCCAATGATGCGCCCCGACCCCGGAGCTTCGGATATGGGCGCCTTTGATATCAGCCATCGCCACTTCGATGAGGGTGCGATGCAGAGCCTTTTGCCGTTCCTGCCGGAGAGAAGCTATGCGAGCCCCCATCTTTCCAAGCGGATCGCCATCCTTATCAAAACCGGCTCTGCTCAAAACCGGAGCGATCTGCCGACCTTCATGAAGATTGGCGAAGACGGCAAGCCCAAGGATAGAACCCCGCTGGGGATCGTTCCGATTATGCTCGCGGCCGCGGGAGCCTACGCAGCCCTTTCAAAAAAGGCCCCGGCAGGGAGTCTTCAAGGAATAGATAAGCTGCTACAATCAAATGCAGGTTTAGGTCTGGCGACTGCACTCGGCATTGGACTTCTGTCCGTATTTCATAGTACGTTTGGACCTAAAGTTAAGGGACAATTTAATACCGGCGACTATACGAACCCTGATGCCAACGACATGCATTCTCGGATCGAGGATCTGAAGCAAAAGCCGTATCTCAAACTCGGCGGGGTTACCCAAAACCTCGGCGCAGCGGGTAGGCGGCTCTTTCTAGGCATTCCAGCTGCCTACATGGGCTCAGGAGTTTTAGCGGCGCATCGAGACGCAAACCCCTACGAGACGGAGGGCCGATTGAGCGCGTTTCTTCGGCAACACCCTGACGTCGTAAGCGGTGGTCTGATTGCGGACGCCATGCAGTCTGCCAGAGGAGGCGGAACTCATAAGGTCATCAAGAATGTTCTCGGCGGCTTAAAAAAAGTCGCTGAAGACGGCACTGGTGACGAGAGCGCCCCTATGAAGACGGCAGATGTCCAGGAACTGGCGAGCAATGCCCTTCTTTGGCCTTTGGCCACGGGCAAGGTCAACCTTCCTGGGAAAATCGTCGGCGGGCTTCTTGATTCGGGAATCATGGCCGGGGGCTCCTGGCTCGCTCGAAGAAAGAAGTCCGAGCGCAGTTGATCTCGTGGCAATCAGACATTTTTTTGGAGGAAACCATGGCTACACTTCAGGATCTGCTCGCAGCATCGTTTGGCGACAACGCCTCGACAAAAACCGCTTCCGTCAACTCTCAGGAATCTGATGATGCCCTGACCAAGCTGGCAAAAGAACTGAAATTCGACGGCTTTTTCGGAAAGCAGGCCGAGGAAGAGGAAAAGGAGGAGAAGGAGGACGACGACAAGGAAGACAAGGACGAGGAAAAATCCGCCTCGTTTAACCTTGACGGCGTCTACGGAGCCCTCTTTCCAGAGGATCGTGACATCGCAGTGAAGACTGCCGAGGAAGAGAAAAACGCAGCCGAGGAAGCCCTTGGCGCCCGCGCGTTCGATCACTATGCAAGTCAGTGGGATCGTCGCATCGAAAAGATTGCTGCCGAGGCCCTCACTGGCGGCGCAACCATCAGCGCGTCGACCGCCGCTCATCACGACGGTCCCGTTCAAACCGATGTCGAGCCACCACAAGGCCAGGCCAACAACAAACCCGCGGACTCGTCGTCTGCCGTCAACACCAAGTCTGTGAGCATTCAGGACGAAGTGAAGGCAAAAAACAATGCGTCCACCGTTGGTCATTTCGAGCAAAAGCATGCCGCAGCTCTGGCTCTGACCAAGCACCTGCTGCTGGCTCAGTTGGAAGACTGAAATAGTCCATTGGCAGCATGAGCCGGTTCCAGAGCAGTCGAACTAAAAATAGACAAAAAGGAGCAAGTGATATGCGTATTCAAGATCTGACCCCAGAGCAGCAAGCCATCCTCAGTACCGACTTCGGCGCAGAAACTGAAAAGGTCGCCGCTGAGCAGGCCAAGGTCGCCGGCGAGATGTACAATAAGGGCCTCGAAATTGCCCTGAACATCGCCGACGCCATGGACAAGCAGGCTGCTGAAGCCGAAAAGATCGCCAGCGAAAGCGACGAGCTGAATAACCCGGAAGCCGAGAAAATCGCGGCGCAGATGGGTGCCTTCATCGAGCGCGGCCAGTATGATGGTCTCCGCAAGCTGGGCTCCGATCGTCATGGCAACGAGTGGCACTACATAGCACCATTCGTTGAAGAAAAGGTGGCTTCGGCTGCAGCCAAGGCCGGCCTCGACCGCTTCCGCAAGTTTATGGCAGGCGGCGCGCAAAAGGCGAAAGACTTTGCCGGCAAAGCCAAGGACAAAGCCAGTCAGGCCGGCAAGGCCGTGAAGGATTATCACAAGGGAATGGCTGACGACGCTCGTTCAGCAGCCACCGGTCGTAACTCCTTTATGGATAACGTCGGCGTCAAGGGCAACCTGAACGCCAAGCAGCGCGCGGCAGCGGGCGGCAAGGCCCTCGCCAAAGCATCGCCTTACCTGGCGGCTGGCGGCGCGGCCGGCTACGCGGCGAGCAGAAAAAAGGACGACTAAAAACGGCTGCGGGAGGGCACCTGCTCTCCCGTCATTTCTTAAGGAGTCGCCCTCATGGTTAGACCTCTTTCCGAAATCATCCGCGACACAGATGAGATCGTATCCCGCCGGGTGTCGGAGAAAACAGCCTCGCCTTCACAGGACGAGCTGACTGATGACGATGTCTTTAAGCTCGCCGAGCAAATTCGCAAAGCCCCCTCGGTCCCCACCGAGAAAAAGGCCTCGCAGAATGAAGACCTCGAATTCACGATGCGTGAAAAGATCGCGCACGCCGTGGCCCTCGTCGATACGCTTTTGAATCTGCCGACCCTGATCAAGGTCGCGCAGTTTGAAGACTCCGCCAAAGCCCAGGGCTATAGCGATGCCGAAATCACCGCGCAGCTCGAAAAGACTGCCGGGATCCAGTTCCGCTCGGTCCTCAGTGAGATGCCCTGGTTTCATACGGAGAACTGATCGTGACGATAAGCCTTGGACAAACGACAAAGGAAGCCTTTCTGAGAGGGTTTGTGCGGCGGCTCAAAGGACAGGCGGGTTCCGCTCCGTCCGTTATGAGGGCTGCGGCCAACTCGGTCGGCAGGATCCCCAAAGGTTTTGCCAAAGGCATCGACACGAAAAATGTTGAAAGAGCATGGCAGGGTTACAAGTCCCAGGCAACTGAAGGGGGCGGAGGCGCAGAGTCCCTTCTCCTCTTCCCCGCTCAGTTTGCAGCCGAAAAGATGTTTGGCAAGGAACGGGTTCGTAACGCGATCTGGAAGCACATAAGCGGCCCGGCACTTGCGGCCGATACCGCTGTAGGCAACGTCCTTAGAAAGACGCCGCTCGTTGGCGATCGCCTTTTCCGGGTGAAAGAAAACATCCCCTGGAAGGGTAAGCTGCATCGGGAGGTCATGCGATCTTCCGCTCTTGGTCCAATTACAAAGGCAAGAGATATTGCAACCCCCATCATTGTAGGTGTAGGCTTGGAAAAAGGCATGAAGCATTTAACAAATAGACCGTCGCAATCGCTTGAATCCTCAGCGCAGGACCAAAACCTGCGGGAAAAAGTTGCTTCTGTGATGCTCCAACTTCACGCGAAGAATAGGGAGCATGAGAAGCGGGCGCAGGCCGAACGCATCTTCTGGAAACAGGTGGAGCGTGGCCTCGAACAGCCGCCCGAGTCGTATAGCGAACTCCAATCAAAGTTGGCGTCGCTCGTAAATGAGGATTTGAAGGTATTGGAGAAGGCTGTGGAGTTAGCTGGAGGCACGATGAAACTCGGTGAGCTGGACGGTTCGTCCCGCGATGCCGCGCAAGGTCTGACGCCCAGTGAGAAATTCCAGGCTGACCTCCTCGATTGAGCGAACAATCTTTTTTTGGAGGAATGCTGAATGGTAGTTGCCATTTCGGATGCCCGCGTGGCGCCCATCACCGAAGACCTGACGACGAGCGAAATGCGTTTGTCTGTTACACGGGGTCTCGAGTCCATGTTCCGCAAGGACGTCAAGCTTAACACCGCGGACACAGTCCTTGGGCTTGGCGAGTGGGCCGTTCTGAATGCCGACGGTAAAGCCGAGCGTGCAGGCGCGGTTCCCGTGGGCCAAACTTATCTCGTCTTCGCCGGAACAGACCGTTTCGATGTGAAGGCGACTGGCCAGGTAACACTCATCACAAGCTGGCCGATTCAGGCCAAGTCCAGCGTCTATGACGATGGGCAAAGCTACGCTGTCGGTGACCTGCTCACTGTGAAAGACCTTGGCGGCGGCGAGTCCGCACTGACCAAGGCCGCGAGCGGTGAGGCAGCCCTGGCCCGCGTGATTGCAGTTGGCTCAGGCTGGCTGGAATACGAAACCCTGGGCGGCGGATTTGAAGCTCCTTAATTGAAGCTTTGATTCCGACATTCAACCACTTTTGAGACATCAAGGAGAAGAATAGATGTACGAAGGTCTTGACGCCCAGACGTTCAACAATTTGTTTATCGAGAAGTTGGACACAGTCGAGGGCTTGCAAAAAACAGCAGCTGCAGGTGCCGCGTTCATTCGCGCGAAGATTCGTGAAATTGGTTTCGCCCGCCGGATCCTCCCGCCAGAGTCAGTGACTCGCGCGGATCTGACCCGCTCGACCGATCATGATACGCTGATCAAAATCGTGGACATCGAACACGATTCGGCAGCGATGGCTGTAAACTTCGTTGGCACCGCCAGCGAGCGCTACATCCAAGGGAAACGTTACGCGATTCCCTTCTACAAGATCGAATCCGAGAAGTTCGTGAAGTCCGAAGGCGAACTGCTGGCCTACGATTACCCCATCACAAAGGTGATCGAGGAGAACAGCATCAAGGACATCCAGAAGGTGGAAGATTTCCGCTTTTTGGAGCACGCTGAAGCTGCCATCTCCATCACCGGAAAGCGCCTCGTGTCGCCTGCGACTCAGGTCGATCGTAAGGAGATGAACAGTCTCTTCAAAATGATCGACTTCGATCAGCTGACCGTCGGCTGCTGCCTCATGAACACCGTGGATTATGACGACTACATGATCCAGCCCGCGAGCGAAATCGGTTCGCCTTTGGCCTCCGAGATCACCGTGGATGGCTACAAGTACGAGTCGATCCTCAAGCGCCGTCTTGTTGTAACCAACAAGCACGACCTCGTTCTTCCCGGCGAAACCTGGGCCTTCACTGAGCCCGCCTACCTCGGCAACTTCTTTATCCTGAACGACGTCAAGTTTTGGATCAAGAAAGAGGCCGATCTGATCGTCTGGAAAACTTGGGAGTATATTGCCCAAGGTTTCGGTAACATCAAGTCGATCGCCAAGATCGAGATGGATGTACCAAACCCAATCCCAACGGGCGGTACGATCTAAGATCGTGGTTCCAAAGGCTGCCGGGTGGAAACGCCCGGCAGTTTTCACATTAGAGAGGAATTGTACCATGCGGCAAAAATTTCAAATCCGAAACATCACGAAGTTACCAAGGCCCCTCCATGGTCCTGATACGCGAACAGTGATCCAAAAGAAAGGTCACTACGTAAGCTATCGCAACGCTCAGGACAAGGTGATCATGCTTCGTCCGGACGAAGTGAAGATCATCAACGAGCCCAACGACGACATCATAACGCTCGTCAGCCAGGGCTATCTGTCCTGCCAGCCTCTGAAAGATATCACGGACGCCTTGCAAGGCCACAGCAACCAGGGCCGTAAGAAGCAGGCAAAGAGCGGCGTTGATTCTGAAGTCGCAGTTGCGACAGCTCAAGGCCAAAGGGCAAGACAGGCCCGCGCAAGCCTTATGGGTGAAGCCCAGAACGAGACGGGCGTCACCGAGCTTGAAAGCCAGGCAAAGAAAATGCCGACAAAGCCTGAGCTTGAGGGGGCTGTGAATCCGGATGGAACGCCGAACTTCACCGTCACGGCTACTAAAAATTCCATTCCTCCACGTCAGCGGCGTCAACGTTAAGCGGGGCACCCATGGCCACGAGCACAAAGCAGTCAACGACCGATACCTCGCGCATGGCAAAAGCGAAGCGTTATCTTCGCCTTTTCATGATGGATACTCCTGAACTCAACCGGCTCATCAACAAGTACGAGTCGGATGACGAGATGCTGACTTTCGCAATCGAGATGACAATCTCTGACTGGAATTCGACGACGCCTCTTATTGGTGCAAAGGACATCGGGAACTTTCCGAGCCTTTACCTGCTCATGCACGGTGCTGCCATTCAGCTGCTTAAATCGCAGGGTCTGCGGCAGGCACGAAACGAGCTCAACTACTCAGCCGGTGGCTCCAGCTTCATTCGCTCCAACAAGAGCAACTACTATATGAGCTGGATGGTAAACTTCGCCAACGAGTACGAAACCAAAAAAAGGAACATGAAAATCCAGCAGAACATCAATCGTGGTTGGGGCGGTGTCAACAGTGAGTACGATTGGATCGGCTATGCCTGGTGAGAGCTTTTGGCAAGGGTTCTACAAAAAGGCGGAAGTCCTCGCAGTGGCGGAGAAGGCGATGCCTCGTGAAAATAGCGAGGTCCCGCCTCCCATCATGCAGCGAAGCATTTCCAAATCTGGCCCGGTCCTCTCAGATTTGACGATGGAGAGCGATCGCGGAAAGTTTGAAACTTTCAAAGGATGATCATGTACGCCACCGGAATGGACAAGGAGCACTTCCTCTCAGCCTTCAATGAAACCATCGAGAGGATGGCGCGGACGGCCGAGAAGAAAAATAATGATTACACCGTCTCCGACGACCCGTTCGACAACTTCATGGCCGTGGAGCTTTTGGGGGTATGTCCTGCGGAAATCGGACTGCTGACTCGGATGACCGATAAGTTCAAGCGGGTCATTTCTCTTATAAAGGGAAAGCAGGCCATGGTCACAGACGAGTCCGTGGAAGACACGCTTCTCGATCTTGCCAACTATGCCATCCTTTTGAAGCTCCTTCGGCAGCAGCGCGCTCTTCTTTCTCAGCCGCCGCCCCTCGAAGCACGTTTCAAAAAGGACGAAAAAATACTTGCCGACTGACAAGGGGCTTTCATGCCAGCAATCCTTAGGCGCATAGAGTTCGCGGAAATATCTGTGACGATCCTTTCGATCGAACACATATCGCGCGTAAGGGTTGGCTGGAGGCTCGCCAAATCCGCACAAAACCTGTCGCGGCTGCGCTTTTTTATCGACCGGGGCGAGAGCCCGAGCGAGATGCGCCAGCTCAATGCCGAGCCTCTTACGATCGGGGATCTTCCCGAGTACGTGGACTTCACGGCGAACCTGAAGGACCTCAACAAGATCTACTACTACAGGGTGCGCGCCGTTGAGTACGAGGGCGATACCCCGGTTCAGACCTTCACCTCAAAGGAGACGACCTGGGACGGTGACCTTGACCTTGTCGGCATCTACGTGGTCGACGAGCATCTTTTTGCGATGCGCTGGGTCTTTGGTGTGCCGGCCATGGTTTATAAAAAAAGACGCGAGGGAACCAACTGCCCCGAGTGCTGGGATCAGGTTCTAAAGCGCGTCACCAAAAGCAACTGCCAAACCTGCTACGGAACGGGCCGCATCGGGGGTTTTTATCCGCCCATCGATGTCTGGATGAGCTTTGAGCCCGACCCCCGTGTCGAGCAGGTCACCGAGTGGGGCAAGCGCCAGCCGACTCAGACCGATATCATGTTCACAAACTACCCGCTCCTCAACAACGACGACGTGATCCTCGAACTCAAGCCTGGGCGCTTCTGGAAGGTTTCCAACGTCAGAGGGCCGGAGAAAAACCGCACTGTCATGCTCCAGTTTGCCCGGCTCGACGCAATCAACCCTTCCGATGTGGAGCAGCGACTTGATGTGCCCGAGGCCCGGAAGCTGGCGCTTCTTGCTGAAGCTGAAAAACGGGAAAAGCAGAGGGAATTCTGATGAGCGCTTTCGATGCGGGTTTCAATAAAAGAGCACAAGGTCGTAGCCCTGCACTCACGCTTTTAAAGGGGCTCAGTATCCTCGCAGGCGTCGCCGGAGGATCTCTTGCCGGGGGCGGGGTCGGTGATATAGCCAAAGGTCTCGGCAAGGATAGCTTTGCGGATCCCAGGAAAGGAAACCTCCGCAATAAGCTTCTCGATACTGCGCCCGGCCTTGGGAGCCTCGGTGGTGCTCTTCTCGGAGGCGGTAGCGCTTATAAGGCCTGGAAGAAAATTGCGGCCTTCGATGCGGGCTTCAATCGAGCGAAGGAGCGGGAGTGGGCGGGGGAAAAGTCCGCTTTCGATGCCTCTGCGGCCCTGGCCCGTAATCTTTGGGGCAGCATGTTCAGTGACCTCGGCAATAAACTCGCCCTGACACCGGGCGCAGCCCTTGGCGAGAAGGTGCGTGGCGTACGAAAGAAGGGAATAGAGGACCGGACGATGAGCGCTCTTTTGAAGAGCGATGAATTCGAGCAGGAGGATACCAGTTCACTCTCTGCTCTGGCGTCGGCAAGCGGCGTGGGGGCGCGGGCGGCTGAGGTCGCAGCGGGAACAGCAGGCGTCCTCGCAGGCTATGAGCTCTTGAAAGCGTCGAGACCCGTCATAAACGCGAAGCCAGGTTGGGCGCGACAGGTTGCCGACAGGCTTGCCAGCAAGGTGCTTGGCCCTGGAACCGCAGGGACTCTTCCCCACCTCGCACTCGCACTGGCAGGGAGCGCCCTTGCCACGGGCTATGTCACGACCCTTGCGAGACCTGCCATCTCGGAGGCGGTGGGCAATCTCGCGGCAAAACTCAGGAGCGGCGATATCCAAAAAAGCGTCGATCGCCACTTTGCAAGCAAAACGGCCTCCGGTGCCCTCCAAGGCTTCGATAGGGCCAAGACCGCAGCGAGCCTCATAGGGGTCATGCCAGGGGTCACCTCGGGCCTCAGAACAATGAAATCTTTCGGCAAGATAAGAACCGCGAGACCCGTCTCGGGGCAGTCGATTGGCCCAAGGAGCAAGCCAAGCCCGACGCCCTCACCGACAAAGCCGCCAAATGCGGGCACACCGGGCGCGGCAAACAGTCAGGTTTTGACCGCAAACGTCCCAAAACCCATGAGTTACGGCAGCCGCCTTATGGGCAGCTGGATATAGGAGCTGTCATGAAACGCGGGCGCATCCCGGGAGTGACTGTCCATAAATCAATCAAGGACGCCCTTTCAGCTATCGGAGCTGAGATGGAGCAGCAGCATTTCGCAACTGTAAGCCGGGAGAAAGCAAAGGCCGTCAAGGCCAAAAAGGCCGCCAAAGCCCCTTCCGGCTAAACCGATGAGGATTTTAGCCGATGGTCTCGATGAAGAAGGGCAACCCGACCTCGCCTGGTAGCGACACCGGGTTTGGCATCCGCAGGCAGTCGATTGCCGGCGGCGATCTCATTCCGAATGTGGCTGTTTTTTTAAAGAGAACAGCGTTAGAATTCCTCCAGGTGATCTTTTCCCAAAGGGCACCAGGGTCGTTTCACTTCGACCAGGATGACGAGCAGACAGAAATCATCATAGCGGATGTTCATGCGGTCGATCTTCAGACTGTGGGCAGCCGTCCTGCAATCGTGGCCGTGCGTGGGCCGCTGACGTGGACTGGAACAGGTCTTGGGGGCAGTAGCCTCGAGCAGCGTAAAGTCGCAACCGGCAAATACACGTTCAACGACATTCTCACCGGATCCCTGGCAATTTCCTGCGTTTCGCGTGAAGGCGTGGAGGCCGAACAGATTGGGCACATCGTGTTCAATTCGTTCAAATGGTTTGCTCCTGTCTTGCGAAAATATGGGTTTCTTTCCATCAAGAGCCTAAACATCGGTGCAGAGCAGTTGATCGAGTCGGAAGGGGCTGACGACAAGACTTACATCGTCCCTATCTATCTCACCGCACAAATCCAGGATCGTTGGACTCTCGACACAGTCGCGGAGAGGAAACTGCAGAAAATCGTTACGGATCTTCTCATCGACAACGAGTAAGGAGGTTTTCAATGGCTTATCGCCGCCCCGGAGTGATTGTCACTCAAGAGTTTCAGAATGCAGCGCCCGCTCTGGCAGCATTTGCGCTACCATGTTGCGTGATTGGCCCAGCCTACCAGGTCGTCAACAACGATCTGCTTGGCACCTATTCGGGCGCTGAGCAAACCTACGCCTACGCTGGGCTTCTCGGTGGAGCAGTTGTCGACCTCAGCTTTACGGCTGAAGACGAAATGTTCCCGGCCACCAAAAAACAGCTGTCCGGGGTCATGCGAAACACCATTATCCAGGTGCTGGCGGAGCAGACAAACGGATCGGGCGCGGGTGATGTTCTCACCGACGATAGCTCGCCTACCCTTTTCGCGGACGTCGTGGCAGGGGATATTGTCACAATCGTCGAGGAAACCGGCGTTGAAATCGTCGCCGCGCAAACTGATGGTGTTACGACCGACACCGCCGGACAGCGCAACCGCCTCACGGCCGGTGTCGTAGGCCAATTCGCGCAGGTGAAGGCCGGCGATGAGGTTGTTGTCACAGCCGGTACAAACACGAATACCGGAACCTACCTTGTCACTGCAAAACTCTCCGACTCGCTGCTTTTGCTCGACGCGGATGTCAACGATGGCGTCGGCGCATCAACGGATGTTGCCTACTCGATCTCCGGCGATCGCGGAACGACCAACCAGGGCGATTACGTAATCAAAAGCAAAACCGACGACAACACGCTCGTTTTGCAAACGCCGTTTCTTGATACTCCCGAAGCGCCGCTGACCTATTCCATCAAGCGCCGCATCGGTGAAATCGAGGTCGAGTACCTGGATTCACCCGGAAACGGTTTCACGGCTGACGCTGACGGGGTCACTCTCCCGCTTGGTCTTCAGACGGAAGTCGATTCCACTCTCTACGACGTGCTCTCGGGTACGTTCTATGCGAGCTATCGAGCTCTCCGCAACGACCTCGCAGCCGAGGTGCGCGAGTATGAGGGCACGACCGACCTGACGAGCGTCTTTGGAAGCGGGCAGCTGGTTCCATCGAACCCGCTTGGCTACGGGCTTTCCATCATGCTTCAAAACACGGTGACTCCGGTCAACGGCCTTGGTCTTGACGAAAACGCGGTCACTGACGAAGTGCTCTCCTACACCGCGGCAACCGAGGTTCTCGAAACCACCGAAATGTACGCACTAGCGCCTCTTTCGCAGTCGCCTGTTGTCCACACACTCTTCAAAAACCACGTCGATCAGCTGTCTCAGCCACAGAGAAAGCAGGAGCGCGTGGTACTGATTTCAAGTCTTTTGAAGACAACCCTTCTGCTTCAGGAGGAGCAGACGACGGTCACGACGGCGAATAACTCCAGAGTTATCGTCAACACACAAGTCGATGGGTCAGGCAGCTTTGTCACAAACCCCGCCGTGCTCAACGACGCCACGCCCGACGCGTTTTTGAACGTGGCCCTCGGTGATTCGGTTGTGATCGTTGGCGGTACCAACGTCAACCCCGGAACCTATGTCGTCACGACAAAGACGAGCGACAACTCGCTCACTCTGGCGTCGAGCTTCATCACGGCCGGCACTCCCACAGACATCCAGTATTACATCTACCGGCGCGATGGCCTCTCGGCCGGCGGTCTTATTTTTTACGACCGCAATGCGGCCTTTCTTGCCAACGGCGTCGCCGCCGGGCACTACATCGAGATCAGCGGAGTTTCGTTTGAGGGTCGCTACAAAATCGGCTCCGTTCAAAGCGATCGTCAGCTGACCCTTGCGACTGCAATCCCAGGCATCGTGTCCCTTCAAACGGGAATCACCTACGAGATCAACCGCGATTTGACCAAGGCTGAGCAGGCAGCTCAGGTCGCCTCCTACAGTGAGGCCTTTGCCGATCGCCGCGTTGTCCACTGCTGGCCCGATGTTCTTCAGGCGCCCGTCGGATCGGAGACAGAGGATGTCCCTGGCTTTTACGGAGCGTGTACCATCGCCGCCCTGACGTCAGGTCTTCCAACCCAGCAAGGTTTTACAAACCTCGCAGTCTCGGGCTTTCTCGGCTTCAAACACTCGACGCGCTACTTCACCGAAGCGCAGCTCGACACCATTGCAGGTGGCGGTACGCTGATCTTTGCTCAGGACACGCCCGACACGCCTCTTTACGTTCGTCACCAGCTGACGACGGATCTGTCGAGCATCAAGTTCCAGGAGTATTCGGTCACCAAAAACGTCGATTTCATGGCCAAGCACCTTCGGAGCACGTATGCGCCATACATCGGCCAGTACAACATCATCGACACCACTCTTGATGCCCTGAAGACGACCGGGGAAGGGGAAATCATCTTTCTCCGCGACACCACCCGCGTCCCAAGGTTTGGTGGCGTCATCCGAGCCGGAAAGCTTGTCTCTCTTACGGAATCTGAAACACAGATCGACACCGTCGATGTGCTGTTCAACTTTCAGATACCGATCCCGCTCAACAACATCGACATCACCATCCAGGTCTAAGGAGGAGTACACATGGCTACCACGAGCTACAGCAACTGGGACTTTTATAACTACAGGGTTCAGCAGGAGCTTGTCGGTGGGCAGTTCGTCAGCGCTGAGTCCACGCTCATCGCTGCCGGCCCTCCCCGGCTGACCACGGAGGGTGGTGCAGGGACGGAGATCGCCTACCCGATTGGCCTTCTTGAGACGTTCGGTATTCAGCAAAGCCGCCAGCTGCAGCGGATTTTTGAGATCGGCTCCACCCGGTCCTACTTTATCCCCGGCAGGACCGTCGGCTCGATTTCGATCGGCCGGACGTTCTACTTTGGACCCTCGCTGCTTCGCGTGCTCTACGCGTACTACCGAAGCAACGCCGGCACCTTTGATCTGGGTACGGCGGCGGTAGGCGCAACGGTAACCTCTCCTGAAGGTCGCAATGAGGTCCCGGACCCCAGCGCGGCGCTTCTCGATACCTTTTCCGTGGGGGATCTTCACGAGCTGAAGAGAAACCCGGGTTACGGCTATCTCATCATCGACCTCGCTTCCGACCTCTTCGCGCAGCCGACCGGTCTGGCCGTCTACTTCAAGGACGCAAACACGGACACGGTGGGCGGCTTTTATGTCGAAGACTCCTATGTTCAAGGCCACCAGATGACGGTATCATCGGGCTCTGTCTTGATCATGGAAGGTGTCAGCGTCCAGTACGATCGCCTCGTACCGCTGAACGTCGATGCGTTTTAATGGGAGCAAACCATGAACTCTTTCTGGGAAGGTTTTGAAAAAGCGGCAGCCGGGAACCCCGAGGGTCACCACGGCCGCCGTTTTCTGCTCGGCAACCCCATCTCGACTGCGATCGAAGCGGAACCGGGAAAAAAAATGCAGGGCTTCGGCGAAGCATTTAAACACCAAACGATCCAAGGCCTCAAAGGCATGGGTATAGGCGGTGTCGGGGGCGCAGGACTCGGTGCTGCTGCCGGGGCTTTGGCGTCGCTGGCGAAGTCAAAAAGGATTGACCCGGAGGCGGTAAAACTTCTCGCAGCCCTGGGTGCAGGCGGGGGTTCTTACCTGGGCGGAGCTATCGGCTCCATGGTAGGTCAGCACGGTCGCAAAGCCAGCGAGATCCACGGCCGTTACAGCCCGCGCCGAATAAAAGAGGATTGATCATGGAGTCTTTCTGGATAGGCTTTGAAAAACAGGCCTCGTTTATGAATGCAGGGCGGGCTTTTGTTCAGCGCATGGTGCCGAAAGCCCAGGCCGCCTGGCAGCAGGCACGTCCCGTTATGCAATCGGCAGTGGCCAAGGGTAAAACCATGGCGACCAAAGGGCAGCAGGCCGTCATGAAAACCCCGCAGCGGGCTCTTGCAGCTGGCGTTGCGGGTGGAGCGGCGGGGACCTATGCCCTGACGAGGCCGAGCGAGACTCCGATGCAGTATGGGGCACAAGCCGCGTACTACTGAGTCTCGCCGGTAAATGGGAAGACGCAACCAAAGCCGCCTGCCGGGACAAGCCCGTGTCAGGCGGTTTCTTTTCGGGGATGTTGATGTCCGATATTGAAAAGCTGAAGACCGCAATCAAAGGTGCCGTCGCGGTGGGCGTCGCGGACCTGTTTATCGAACTTGACCTTTTACCGCTGGGCTCCGCTTTACGCCAGGAACTCGCGCAAAGGGAGCAGGGTCTTACCCGCGCGCTGACCGATGGGGTGCTAAGGGCGCTCAAGGTCTCACTGGAAATCGAGGTCCTGGATATGAGTATCGAGGGTGCCCTGAAAGCCGCAAATCTGATTTCGGCCGAACTGGAGGCGCAAGCGCAGACTCCCGCCAAATTTTGAGGTAGGCATGAAAGACTTCTGGACCGGCTTTAAAAAACGGGCGGCCGAGGCCACCGAAGACCCTCTTGCACTCTGGCTGCAGGAAGCGGAGGATGAGCAAAAGACGATTGATGAGAAAAAAACACGACCCTATCGGGTGGATCCGCGTGAACTCTCGGAAGGGTTTACACCGGATACCTGGCAGCGTTACTGGCCATAGGAGAGGGCATGCGGGATTTCTGGGAAGGCTTTCAGAAAAGAGCCATGAAAGAGGTGGCGACTGTCGGGATCATAGATGTCGATGGTAGAAAGCTCCTCATGGGCAAAAGAAAGGATAACGGTCGCTGGACGAATCCAGGAGGCCACCTCGACCCCGGCGAAACCCCGATCCACGGAGCGATCCGTGAGGTGAAGGAGGAGGCCGGAATAAGCCTCGGCGAGGACGATCTCATTCACATAAAATCAAAGACCGTGACCAAGCCCGGCGGCGAAAAGCTCAAGATCCATGCCTTCAAGGTCTTCTTTGGCTCGGACCGCCTGCCCAGAACTACGACGCGCAACGACCCCGACGACGAGGTTCACGGCTGGAAATGGATCCCGATGCCGGGCGGGCTCCCCAAGGAGATCCGGGACAACCTTCACGTGCCGCTCGGTCGCAATATCCTTCTCGACAGCCTCAACCTCTCGGAAGAAAACGAAACCTTAAAACCTGCCGGGGGTCTCAAAGAGGCCTTTTGGCGAGGGTTTAGGAAAGGAGCAGCATGACAAGCGGATTTTGGCAGAACGCACGCAAAATGGGCCGCCCAGGGTTTCTGAGCGAGAGCGACGCTTTTCAAAAGCTCAAAAAAGAGCTTCCCCAGCAGGCGGCGCAGCAAAGAGACCTTATGAAGACCGACAATGAGAAGAAGGCCGCCAAGGACAAGATCCCGGGCGGGCTCGCGGACAATGCGCCTGACAGCGGATTTGCGGCAAAGGATCTTCGCAAGGGACAGAAGGTCGAGCGGGAGCACACCTCAGACCCGGAGCTGGCCAAGGAGATCGCCAAGGATCATCTTACGGAAGATCCGGCGTACTACGATAAGCTCCAAAAGATGGAAAAGGAGTAGGCCACGACCGGGGCCATCGTTGCCGCTGCACAGCAGAAGCTCCAGCCCTCAGGCGTGGGATCGGGATTTCTGAGGGCCCAGGGGACGGAGTCGAACCGTCTTTCTCCTCGGCGCGGAGACCTCGGCGGATTCCCACTTTTCCCTCCCTGAGCCTACCCAGAGTACCATAGAAGCCCTAAAAATAAAAACCCGGCAACATTTGTGCCGGGCGCCAACAGCGGTCAGAATTTATCTATCCATCACAAGGACATCAAGCAGGTTTTTTCTTCTTTGCAGGCTGTGCCGGGCGACTGACGCTAAAGGCCTTGCTTTGGGCTTTAGCAGCGGGTACGGCTTTCACGGGAGCTGCCTTTTTCTCGGCATCGACCCCGGCCTTCAGCTTTTTCGAGCGCCGCTCACGAAGGGCCTGCAGCTCGTTGACGGTCACCTGCGTCTCGGTTTTTTCAGGTCTTCCCGTAACAGAAGACTTGGCTTTTTGGGGAGGGCGCAGGGCGCTTTGAGTATCCGCCACAAGCGTGCGGAGCTCACTCGAAAGCTGGTCAAGCTCGGAAAGCTTTCCGGCAACAAGCTTCAGCTGGCGCTGAATCGCCTGGTTTGATTTTGCGTTATGGTCAACAGGGACCTCGTTTTTCTTCGCCGTATTCTTCTTCACGGGCTGCTCCGATATTTAAAGAAAATCTGATTTTGGGGGAGAACTGGCCCCATTGTGTAGGGGCCAGTCTAATGCAAGAGGTGTTTTTTTACAACTTAGCCATTCTCGCGGCGAAACCAGCCGAGGCTGTTAAGCCGCTTCTCAATTTCCTCCTCGGAAAAAGGCTCATCCACATGGTGGCGCCCGAGGAAAAGCACGGAGAAACGGTAGCCGGGCGGGGCCGGAATCTCCTGGCGCATCTTGTCAATGTGAGGCTGGCCGGGGACGGCTTCTTCCGGATTTTTCCAGTGGTGGATGAGCTGCCTTACGGTCAGCGTTTCCCCTTCCAGAAGCTCTGCGAACGGCCTTTTCTGCTCGCTCATGCCGCCCATGTGAAAACTACCCTGATATGCCTTCATTCTTCCCGCCTTTCTTTTTAAACGGAAGATTAAACCACTCGTCGTACTCTTTGCCCCAATCGCGCCGCTCCCATTTGGTTTCGTGGTCCTTTTCCCACTCCTCACGCTCTTTCGGGTAACTCTCCATAAAATCGTCCCACTCCCTTTTCAGGATGATGTAGGTGCTGCGGCCTTCAGGGGAAGGCTTGCAGTGTTTGTGGTCGGCGTTAAAAGCCTTGGAGATGGCGCAGTAAATCCGGACCGATAGCGATACGCAGTTGGACTCAGGGAAAGGCTTGAGCCAGTAGCCGCAGTGAAGGCAGACAAGAAGCTGCCGGGGCGGCATGATCACCATGTGATCGCCCTTTGTTCGGTACTCAAGCGTGCCCTTGGCTGTAATCCGGATAGAGAGCGAGGGGCCGGAACTGTCGTCATTCACACTCATAGTCCTCCTTGGTAAATTTCACCCGGATCCTTATACCGGGATCTCAAGGAAAACCCTATGCGTCGGAATTTAGGACCGTGATCCCTGAGACGGACTGAAGAAGACTTAGCCAGGACGGGTAGGCATGCGCCCAGCCGTGAATGATCGGGTAGGGGTTCTCGGGGCCCTGAATTCGCCAGAGGGTGTCACCGAGCCTTTCAAAATGGATGTGCACCGGCCTCATCTGGAAAAAGCCAATTTCAAGGCTGCCTGAGTCCTGGACGGGAATATTCTGCCAGCCAGTCCGAATGCCGGCGGCGGTCACAGCATTGGCAACGACCTGGCGAACCCGAACGGGATGCCCTCTGAAAAAAAGCATGGATTTCCTCAGCCTATCCAGGTTTCGACGACATCCGACGGGTCAAGGATCCCCTTGCTATAGCGCCGCGCGCCCTCAGGGATTACCGTCCTTGCGTTTTCGATATCGTCAGCCTCATGATAATGCTGCCAGTAGGGCTTTCCGCCAACCTCCATGAATTTTTTTACGATAAAAACCCTCCGCCCCTCGAAGGCTTCGGTGACTGAAAACTTCGATCTTTCCGGCCGCTTCGGACGCTGCAGTTGGCAGTCCGGGCAGATGTGGGAAAGGAGCGGCACGACCGCATAGAAAGTCTTTTGGCAGGAGAGACATTCTATGGCAATGTCCCGGTTCTCCGAGAGGCACCTACGGCTTCTGCGTCTTTGGGTGATCATTCTCCATCCCTCCTAATACGGAATCATAGCCCTCAAGAGCCTTTGCCATACTCAAAAGCATAGCTCTCGTTTCGGCAAGAATACCAAGAACCTTGTCGGGGTCGTTTATCTGCCGCAGGTAATCCTTTTGCAGATATGATGCCAGTCTTTCCAGATCCTCCCTCGGCGGCAGGCGCGAGCGGAGGAGAAAGACGCTCAGCCGGGGGGATTTCTCTGACAGATCGCCTTCGTCGCCCCTCATGGGCCCCCGCCCTGCCCCGAAAGCTCCCGGTTATATGACCGAAAGTCAAAGAGACCTTCATTCTGTGAGTTCGGGAATAAGGATAAACCCCTGCCGGATTCACCCCAAACCCAATACTGACGGGCTTTTCCGACTTCAGCGCCGCCGCCTGACGAGGCGAGGTCTTTTCTACTCCAACTGGAAATATTTGTACTCATCTTTTTGCTCTCCGCTCATTTTTTTGTCCGGCGCGCTCACGACCCTCTTTGGTCCGGGGGTCGGGCTCTCTGCCAGGAGTCGCATCGTAAAGCGCCCATTCAGTTTCGAGTTCGGAGAGTCGCAGCCTAAGAGAGCGCACCTCTTTTTCGAGGCGATCGACTCTCGACGCGTGACTGCAGGCAGCAAGGAGCAGAGGGAGAACTAAAAAAAATCGAAGCATGCTACACCATTGGCGCAAGCACCTCAAAGAGCAACCGTGTCAGCCGCTGAAGGTCCTCCTCCTGGATCGACCATTCGAGCCGAATCTCCTGCGCCTTGAAAGTGAAGGTCTTGATCTCCCAGTCCCGCTGCGGCTTCCAGATATCGACCTTGATGCGTTTCGGGATGACCTTATTCATGGTTTGTGCCACGGCATACATAACGTGCTGATCGGAAACCTTCCATGGCCGCCGGATCTGGGCAGGCTCTATATGCCAGACAAAGGCGTCGTCATGCCAGCCGGACCAGATGCGGACAAAGCCGGAAACCTCCTGGCTGAGATTTTTCGGCCCTTTTACGGCGTCGGGCTTGCCCGAGATGAGTTTGCGACTCGACTCCTTTGGGGCACCCGGGAAAAGTTCCTCGGAGACGTTTTGCGAGATGGCCTCGAAAAACTGCTCCACATCTTCTTTCGGCGTGTCGTAAATTTCTCGAAGCAAAGCCTTTCTGGACGAACTCGAATGCTCTTTTCCAAAAAACTCGTCGAGTAACATCCCCTTCTTTGATTTTGACAACGATTGTCCTCCGTGAAAACACCAATTTTACGCGGGAAGGCTTAACGGCACCTTTACCTCAAAGAGCTCGTTTATCATGCGTTGAGCTTCCATGTAAGGGTAGACGCCGTAAGCCTTTCGAGCATCCAAAATCCCCTCTCTTGTCCAGTTGCCGGACGGCGGCACGTAAGCCGCCGGGACAATGGTCATCGTCCGGTCCGCCGCGCAGGCAATTACGACAAAGCCCGGAACGCCGGCAAAGCCGAGCGCGATGAGAAAGGTCCTCTGCGGCCCCGACACCGGGTGTCTGAGAGCGAGACGCTCGCCGGAAGGCAGCTCGGCTATGTGCTTGCACTCGATTGCGACGGCCCGCCCCTCGTGAAACACGAGAAAGTCAGGTATCCCCGTCTTGACCTTGTCGGCGATCTTTACGGCTTTGAAAGCCTTGCCCATACGGCGGATGTGAGTGGAGAGGTAGCTATTGAAGTCGTTTTCCGTCGCCATACTGACTCCTAAGAGGGAGAATCCAGTCACTTACGTGGAGGCTTGAGTTCGTATTCTTTAGCGAGATCTTGACAAAGCGGGGGTTGTGCTCTTCGCCCGTGACAATGTGTCGGCTGTCCGCAAAACCTTCAAGCTTTTCCTGGAGCACGAGATGGATCGTCCTGGGGTTGCCGTACAGTAACAGGCGCTCCATCTCAAGGGCGTCCAGAGTCACGTGCCGCTCGGAGATTCCGCTAAACCCCTTAAGCTTTTCAAGCGTATGGGGAAGGTAGTTCGCTACGATGCTCACAAGCCAGTCCTCCTCACCTATCCGCATCTCCATGTGAAGGATGCGGTCGGTAAAGCGAAATCGCCGCCAGCCGTGCTCCTGGATGAAATCAAAAACATTGGATGCGTCGAGCGGGTTTTTTTCGAGAAGGTCTGTTGTAAACCTCCTATGAAGCTCAAGACAAATCGCCTGATGCTGCGCAATAGCCTCCCAGTAGGCCCTCTCGTCTCTTTCGTTAATAGCCTTGCAGGCTCCATGTGCGCTGCCCTTGACAAGATCCCTTGCCGTGTCCAGCCCGAAGGTTTGCGCGTCCACAAACGCCGCAAACCCCTCAAACGAGTCTTCAACAAGGGATTTGTAGTAAAGGTCTATATGGCGAGCCATATCCATGGCTTCATCTCCTCGGATTGTTAAAAAGAAGCCGAATGCTTTCGGCTGCCGACTTTACATCGACGCTTTTCATCAAAACGCCCAGGGCGGCTCGAAGACCGTCCTCGTGGGCCCGACCCTCGGCCGAAAGGTCCGGAAGGACGTTGAAGGCTCTCACGAGCATTTCACCGTCCTCGCCCTTTCTCAGGTAGCCGTGGACCTCATAGCGCTGCCCCTCGTGGACTTTTTCAAAGACCTTCTCTGACTGCTGGCCGAGAGCCTCGACACGGATGAGCATGTCGCGGCTCGACGGCTGCCCTTTGCTCACGTAGTCCTCCCGGACCAAAAGCTCGAACCAGCAAAAGGGGAGGCCTTTGCCAGGAAGACGGGACAAAAACGGGCGGCTCACGGCAACGCCGCTGAGCCACACCTTGTTCGTGTCGGACATGGAAAACCCCATTGCTCAGGATATAGGCCTAAACTACCACGAGGCGAAGGGGCTTTCCTATGAAATTACTGGAGAAGTTTCTGCTCGGCCTGGCGCGCAGCAAGAAGTGGGTTTTGGCCGGTTTTTGCGGTAAGAAGGCCGTCTTTCCTTAACGACTCGTGAAGTCTTCTTTCGGTCGGGAAGATGAAGAACGGATGGTGCTTGCACTGAGGCATGCGGCAAAGCTTTGCCCCGCAGTTGGCCGGTGGCCTTACGGGAAGACCGCGGCTGTCGCAGGCATTGCAGATATGGAGCCATGTATTTTCGGCAAAGATCGTTGTAAGGCACCAGCTTTCAACTTCGCACAGGTAGCAGCTCTGAGCCGGACGCCTGAACTTTTGGTACTGGCTTCTGCCAAAGACGTCCGTGATGCCGATCGTGATCGCCTCGCCCTCCTCATGGACGGCGTGGATGATCCCGCTCTGCTCACAACGCCACCTGCGACTCCTTGGGCTGAGGACCCATACAAAGGAGGCCCAGGCGGCAAATATACAAAGAAAATCGATGCGTTCGTAGTCAACGATGATCTTGCCCGTACCCTCCTGCACATAAGAGCAGGTTTGCTCCAAAAGACGGTACTCCGTCTCACCCAGAATCTCATCGTAACCGCACTCATAAAGTTCCCTTGTGGTCCAGTCTGCAAGGCCCACCGCAATATCATGGAGTGCGTGAGGCGTTACCTCATAGATGGGCTCTCCATTAGAATAGCCCTTGATGCGCCCGGAACCGTAGAGGGCTGGCTCAAGATCGAGAAACGGACGCCGCAGAAACTCGCGGAAAGCCCATTCGCCCTGAGCGATATCGAGCGAAAAAGCCTCCACCTCATCGAAATCCGGCTCGATCATCATGGTTCTGCCGTTGGGCATTTGTTTAGGGATCTGGTAGGTACACTCGTGCCAGTCGTCTGCCATCTTCACATCAGAAAGACCCCTCGTGAAAAGAACGTAAGGGTCGCTCCAACTTACAAATCCAATGCCTTGGTAGGCACCACAATTCGCAACCGAAACCGTACCGTCATTGATAGGGATGCCGTTTCTTTCCATCTGCTCCAGAATAAAATTTACGCAATCGTCGTCGTACCCAAAATAGTCGCCGAAAAGCCCGGGATAGCCCTCGTTTATAAGCCTTTCAATATGCTGGGGCCTTCTTTGACGCCTGCGCCCGTACCACTGCTGATCGTTGGTGTGGATGTATTCCGATCGGTAGTCAACCATCCTTTGGCTCTCCAATAGTCATCAAGTGTCATAGGTTCCATCGTAAAACCCAGCATAAAATCGCCAAGCATCCATTTGATTACAGACGTCCGCCTGAAAAGAAAAAGAGGCGGTTTTTTCGCGTGCGCTGCAAGCCGGCAGACGAACCAGGTCCTGCGCCTGCCGAGCTGCATGAGGAAAAAGCCGTCGGACTTTCGGACCGAATCAAAGCTGATCTTTCCGACACGCAAGGAGACCATCCTGCCGACGGCATTGCGCTCCCGGAACAAAAGAGGTTTCACGGTCTACTCCTAAAGTAGTTGATTTCAAAGGTCTTATTCCAAATGTAGGCGGGATTTTAACGTAAAAAAAGCCGGCCGCTGAAAAGCGCCGGCCCCTGACAGGGATTGATCAGACAAGTTAACTTTTCGACAGAGAACTGTCTCTCAGACAGGAGTCAATTCAAAGTTCACGACCTTAAGCTCGGGAAGTCCGTTGTGGCAAAGACAATCGTCTATTTGCACGGAAAAGTCGAACGTCTCCGGGCGCAGGATGCGATCTCTTGCCTTGTGGCGGCGTGAAACCTCAACCCGGCCCCAGGCCGTGTAGGAATTGTTTTTCCAGAGCTTTTTCAAAAGAGCGCCCTTCTCGGAAACCTCAAGGCCTCTGATTTCGACCTTTGCCGGGTGGACGACATACTCCTGAAGTGGCCCGTGCTGGATCAACGCCAGCCCGAGGCCCACGCGAATCTTTTCCTCGGGGCTATACTCGATGACGTCCCCGCGGCTCTTGCCTTTTTTCGTTACGACGCCTTTAAATCTCACGAGGCTTTCTCCTTATTTTTTGCAGGATCCTTCCCCTTCAAAACAGAGACCTTGGCCTTTTGGGCCTTGTTCCGTTCGTCGATGATTTCCTGCCGACTGTACGGGATCAGCTTATCAATCTGGCCGGATTTCACAAGCTGATCCCTGTAGGCAGGGGTGTAGGCGGGTTTGATGTCGCCCGTCTCAAGGTAGTGCTCCTTGGTCGCCGAGGTATGGCGAACGCCGCCCTTACCGTCAGTGATGCGGTAGCCAAGCCGCCCGTTATGCTCATAGGCGACCTTCCCGCGAAGAAGAAGCGGCTCAGCAACAAAGCGCTTGTACTCAGCCGTCTTCTCACAGACAAGGCACGCGCGCGGCTCCTTGTCGCAGGACTTTTCCTTCCAACTGCTAATGTGCCCGTCGGGGCACTCGAATTGAAACTCGTACTCGGCCTCATCGAGCCAGCCCATAGTCT